GTAAGCGCAATCCTATTAAGGCGTTATGTATTTGTTTACAGGCATAAGGTTTTAATCCTTATACCAATTCACTGCTTAAGTCTTTAATCCGAATATCTCAATACTCAGAAGTTAACGTGTTAACTTATTGAATATTCAGGTTTTCGGGTTCTTCGGCTTCCGGGATTTCCAGAACTCGGGCCTTTCAGAAGGGCGGATATAAATAGGGCAACCCAGGCATGGCATATCAACCCTATATATAGCCAACCCATACACGTCTCACATATAACAGAGAAACAAAAAAAAGAATATTGCCCTGCCGTTTAAGGCAAGGCAATAAGAAAGGGGTAACAGGCTTTTGATACCTGTTACCCCTTTGCAAGGTTACTTCTTGGCTGTTATCTCTGAAAGCCTTGTCTTCATCGATGCAATCTGCTTAACCGTGAATGTATCATCCTGTAAAGCATTGAATGTTCTTGAATATACTGTTGTTTTCTTCGCGGCTTTCTTTTCAATGCCCTTTACTGCTTTCCCTGAATATGTCAATCCATAATAGTTGAGCTGGTACTTAATCCGGGAAATGAACTTGTCACTGGTATCGTCTTTCCTTGTATCAGCATTCTCAAAAACGCCAAAAAGATATGCCTTGCAAGTTAATCCGCTTTCCCTTGCTTCTATCAACATTTCCTTTAAACTTGCCTTTACATCCTTGCCAAATGAATTGTCGTAAATGATTTGATATAACATCTGTATTACCTCTTTTTGTTGATTTAATGCAATAGGTTACAGTCGAAGACTATCAAAAGTTAGTATGCTAACTTTTTACCTATTGTCATTAATGCCTTGCATTTTCAGCCTATGGCCTAATTTGCAAGGTACGGCATGCGGTCCCTTCATACATCATTTTAAATATCCTTATATCGATGCCCCTTGTCTTTAATCCTATCTACCCTATATGTCCCTGTTCTTAAAGGATGTCCTCTCCGCGCGCGCAACGTGGCATACGGAAGAAAGGTAAGAGACAGGAGGGAGAAAGGGTAGAGAGGCCCCCTGGTAGAGAGGCAGTTGGGATCAGGGCAAAAGAGGAGATAACGCCGTGGAAAAATGAGAGAAAAAGGGAGCAGGGCTTGTCGGGATATGGAGAGTAGGCCCACCAGGAGAGAGCCGGTCCTGGGGATGTCGAATAGTGGTGCCCCTGGGATCTGGAGAGGATTGTACTGGAGAGAATTCTGCAAGGGATAAATAGGGATAAAATAAGGGGAATAAGGGGAAAAACGGGGGAAATCATGCAGGGAGAAGGTAGACAGGGGAAGGGGTGGAAAATGCAAGCATAGATGGGATAAGGGGGCGTGGAATAAGGGGAAAATGGGGGGATGTCGTCCAGTGGGTCCCCCCAGTGGCGCCCGATATCGGAATTCCGACCTCGAGGTGGAGAGGAGTAGAGAGTTAAGTAAAGCTGCGGAAAGAGGTAAAAAGTTAAGTAAAAGAGGGGTAAAAAGAGTGAAGTGGCACAATTACAGCGGGCATATATGCCGAATAGGACATGTATAGAGGGAAAAAGGGGTAGAAATGGGAGGGAAAGAGGGGGTACTTGACAAAAAAGGGGGGATTATGTACTGTAAACGTGTCTAAATAAAGGAGTATGTAGGAGCATGTATGCCGGAATTCAATGAGAAAACGAGATGGAAGGGGGGGAGGGCGCCCCGGAAATACTGCCTGACAGTGGAAGGATTGGCAAAGACAATGGGGAGGGCGGTGTCTACAATCCGGCACGACATAGTGAAAGGGAGACTGAGACTGCCGAAGCAGGAGCCATATACTTTGGATGCTTCGACGATCCTGGGGATAGCAATATATATAGAGAGGTACCGGAAGCAATGAAATTCAATCGTGATTGGTCCAACGACGATACCGTGGCGTTTAAGCCTGGGAGCTATGGGAAAGACGCGAATGGGGTTTGGATGATCTGTTTCCCGGATGGGCTGCTCGGGAATCTGAAGAACCACAGCGTCACGGAACATGAAGACGGGACAATCACAGTGAGCCCGTCCATATTGGTAATGCGAAATGGCCACAACCCTCTTACGGTTCACGGATACCTGGAACGTGGAATATGGAAGGATTGTTAACATGAGCATGAAGGCGTGGTTGTATCCATACAGGTGGACCTCGGAGACGGCGCCGAGGGTGGGGGCGAACCGGAGCGGGAGCAAGAGGCGGAAGTATTCGTACACGACGAAGGATATAGGGGAGTGGACCGGGAGGAGCGAGAATACGGTGAATGCGGATATCAGGCTGAAGCGGTTAGTTATGAGGGATATGATGTCGGTGATCAGGTATTTACAGAAACACGGGGTCGTGTGCCCGACATGCGGGAGACCTGCGGTGAAAGAGGAGGAGGGAGAGGAGAAATGCAAAACGAAGAAGTAACGTGTCCCTTTTGCGGAGAGCAGGATTTTGACAAGATCGGCTTGAAAGACCATCTTACATTTGACTGTAAAGCATATCGGGAAACAGATTTGCCCAAGAGAATGTTTAGAAACGTAGGGAATAGACATCTTCTTGATAGAATATGGGGCAAAGGAAAAGGGAGAAGGAAATGACACAGATCGAGACATACAGGCTGATTATTAAGGGCTTCATATCGGAAATGCCGGCAGAGAAGCGGGAGAAGTTATGAGCTTATTTGGCACTGGAGTAGGAACCGCGACATGCGGGGATATAAAATGCGACTTTTGCGGGACCCTCCACAACGAAGGGAACGACGCCGCTGAGGATTACGACGGGGATAGCGTCAGTTGGACATCTTTCGCTGGCCTGACTGTCTGTGAATGCTGTTTCCCGAAAATAGAGCAAGAGGTATACCGGCGCATGGACGATATTCTTGTGTGGTATCGCCGCGTCCAGGACCGCAAACGGAAGAGGCTTGAGAAGACCGAGGAACTGTTAAAGGCAGCGGAGGGAATCAGTGAACCATAAGACCGACATCGAGAGACTGCAAGAGACCGAATTCCAGAAGCGCCTTCAGGAAGAGGTGACGAAGTTCCGGAGATGCCAGGCGCAAAGAGGGCGGGCGAGAACGAAGTTGACATTGGACCATGTATTCCAGGCGAAGCCTATTCACCCATGGGAGAGATACAGAAGCGTTGAGATGGCGAGGCACAGGGCGGCGAGAAGAGCATACAAGGGGGAGAGATGAAAGACCTTATGGAGAAATACGCACAGCAACGGGCGGAACGGGTTGAAGCAGTCCTGAAGAAAGCCTGTGAGATATGTGAAGTTCCCGAAGAGGAAGTGCAGCAGAGAGTCACTTCTTTTAAGAGACATTGGTTCAACTCCGAAATCGAGCGGTACTTAATAGACGGCATCTCTGTCTTTGAAGTGACAGACACACTTGTAGGGGTAATACTGATGACGGAATTTAAATTCTTCGATCAGCGCCTTAAAAAGATAAAGGTTATTTAAAATAAACGAGAAAGGAGAATGAAGAAATCATGACACTGAACGAATTAGTACGGAAAGCACATGACAGAGCGAAAAAAAGTGGATGGTGGAACCCAGGCAAAAGCGCCCCTGAAGTCCACATGCTCATAGTGACGGAAATCGCAGAGGCGACGGAAGCGGTAAGGGTGGACTGTGAAGCATTCTATCTCGACTCGAGAGGTAAGCCAGAGGGAGAGGCTGTAGAATTGGCCGATGCGGTTATCCGTATTGCCGACTATTTTGGGCATATGGGTTGGGACCTTGAGGAAGTTGTGAAAGCAAAGATGGCTTACAATGAAACCCGGCCTCATAGACATGGCGATAAGAAATTTTAACAGGAGGGGGGGAGACTTGAGCTTAAAAAGATACAGTGATGAGCAGTTACGCGCACCGTCAGGGGAGGGAGCAGATGAGCGATACAGGCGTGATGTCACTTTTCCTTTATGACCAATGGATCGAGGAATTGGAGGGAAAAATAAATATGTGGAACCCCAGTAGAAGTGAGAAATCCGTACTGAGGAATAGAAGAGACGGCCTACTAAGGGAACGAGCAGAATTCAAAAAAAAGATGACCAATGCGGAATATGCTGAATATCTCATCGAGTGTCATAGAAACAATAAGGAGGCATGGTGAGCACACCGCGAAAATTAATCTACACCCCATCAGGTCGCGCCGGCGAGTACGCAGATCACGGATATGCAGCCAACCTGTACCGTGGGTGTACACATTCCTGTAAATATTGCTTTGCCCCCACCGTCATGAAGATGAAGCGAGAGGCTTTCCACAGTGAGGTACGTCCGGCCCCGGACGCCCTGGAGCGACTCGAGAGAGATCTGAAACGAGTAGGTCAGCTTCCGGAGCCTCTGTTCCTCTGCTTCTCTTGTGACCCGTATTATGCAGGGGCGAATCACTTCATAACTCGAGTGGCGATAGAGATAATACAGCGATCCGGCAATACGGTGAACATCCTTACGAAAGGAGGCAAGAGGGCCTGCCGGGATTTCAACCTACTGACTGAGATGCCTGGGAGTAAAGTGGGGGCAACCCTGACGTTTTACGACTTTGTGAAATCGACGGAATGGGAACCGAACGCAGCGTTACCTGTGGAGCGCCTCTATATGCTCGAATTCGCAAAGGAGCTCGGGATTGAGACATGGGCAAGCATCGAGCCAGTGATCGACCCTGAGCAATCCCTATTGATAATGGAGGCCGCTTTACCGTTCGTGGATACATTCAAGATCGGGAAGCTGAATTATCATCCTCTCGCGGCGACGATCGACTGGAAGGCGTTCGCCCAGGATGCGGTTTATTTGATGAAGAAGAACGCCAAGAAGTACATGATCAAAGAGGACCTGAAAAAATATTTATGAAGCATCATAAAGGGGGATAGATTGAGGATTAAGGTGGGAGGAAAAAACTGGTGACAATCAAAAAACTTCAACCTGGTATGACAGTCTACGATGTTTATAAGTATAGGATGGGCAATACGACGATACAAACTGTTGGCACGTGGCCAGTATTCATCAAAGCTGTCGATGAGGAAAGGCAAACCGTTACAGCGTCATGGAACGGCAACCCAGTAAGGACATTTTATTGGAGCGAATGGTCGAAATGGAGACTCAATAAACCGGAATTGGTCACAGGTTTATTTGGTTCACAAAAGATAGCTAAGAAATCTCTATCGGCTGGCATCGCTCCACCCAGGGCGAAGAAACACAGGAGGATATTTTAAACATGAGACAACTCTACATCTTCACCGGCGTCAGAGAACACGGAACGGGCGCCTTATTGTTAGCGAAAGAGAACTGTCGGAAATGCGGCGGAGTTGGGCAGGTAGGTAAAAATATAAAGACTGGCATTTATCTCGCCTGCGGGTGCGTTGTGAGGACCATGTTCCCGATCCGCTGGTTTATAAGGGAGCACTGACATGGACATGGTAGCTCTTGCAAATGAGATCGAAAAAGTTATTCAGAAGCATCGCGATCAGAGTGTACGTGAGACTTACAAGGGAGAACGAAATTATGGTTAAAGAAAGAGGATGACTTTATTGATACCCCCCCAACAGAAAGTATGGCAACAATTCCGACTGACGCTAACCTGCCCAAAGGAATCTGAACACGACACCCAACTCAATAAGTGGTTTATAGAGAGACAGACAGTCACATGGCGGGATGCGGACACTTCAAAAGAAAGACCCATGAAGATAATGAGTCGTGAGATCATCTACCCGAGTTGTGACGTGAAGGATACCTTGGTCGAAGTTTAAAAAACCGCGAAAAACGCCAAACGAACTCAAACGAATCCAAATGAGTTAAAAAAGAGGGGTTATCCTGGAAAATAGGAAAAATCGGGATAATTCATGAACTGTTTTCAGATTTGCGTCCAACCCCAAAATCGACTATCATAATCGGCATGGTTGCTCAATAATTCTCACCGAGCAAACACTTCTTAAACCAATATTAACAGATTTTCAACCGATGTCAAGAGGGCTACAGTTATGTGCTGGGGCAGCTTTATAATTGGGTTACTGGTCGGCGGGATAGTGGGACTTACGATAATGTGCATAATCTCTTCATCGAAAGGATAAAGGAAAAATAGAAAATGAAAAATGCGTTAAAGGAAGAATTCGAGCGAGCGTCGTCAACGAGGGACGATAGACAGTTTTGCCGGAACTTATCCGAGATCATTACTCGGACGCTGGGGGCCACGGTTGCGGCTGACAGGCTGCTGGTGGTCGCGAACCGGATAAACCCAATCACATTGGGTGACAATGGCGAAGCGTAATTTCATACGCGCCGAACTGGGAGGCGGGGAGAGACATTGGACATGTTCTTTCTACATGCAATGTCTCTCTGAAGTGGTAAGAATTTCAGATGTTAAAAAATGTAAAAAGTGCGGGGGAGAACAAATTGAAATCTGGAGCAAAACTAAATACCATTACATGTGCCTCGCCTGCGGACACAAAGGACAGGCGAAGCGTGATGAGTGGGAAGGTTTCGCCTGTAGAGAATGCGAAATTTACAGAGATGCTTTCAAGGGCAGAACCCTTTGACCCAATGCACATAATCATGGGTCTATTTACAAAAGGGGTTGTGTTGCCGCAGAAGAAGAGAAGTTTCTTTGATCGTTTTCTTGATTTGTTTGCTCCAGAGGACATTCAGGAGCCTCTACATTTGCGGACGGCGATGGTATGTGTAAACTGTGAGCGCATATTTAAAGTCAACGGGCATCAGTGCCCATCATGTACCGATACATCAATTGTTCCGCTGTCGATATGGCTTCCAACGATGAACAGTAAAACTGGAGCCTTATCGTTTGGGACAAAAAAAGAAAGACGTTTAACCCTTAAAGAAAAACAATTATTACGGGGAGGAGACTAATGGGAACATTGGATCACACAACAATAACCGAGAAACTTGAGAAGAAGTTCACTCGCGAAGAGAAGGAAGAACTGACGCAGGAGCTTGTCCAGAAGATGACCGAACTCGGGGATAAAAGGGATGAGCAGAAGGAGAAAGTGGCACATCTGAACGGGCAGATTAAGACGCTCGAAAAAGACATCAAGAGGCTGGCCCGTTGCGTAAAAACTGGCTCCGAAATCCAGTCAGTCGAAGTGGAGATCACGAAGGATTACGAGAAAGGTGAGAAGCGGTTCATGAGGCTCGATACCAACGAGGTATACAAGACCGTCCCCATGGACTACTCGGAACTCACAGCCGGCAGACAGAAGCCGCTACCTCTGGACGAACCCAATGGGCAGGAACCCGAGGTAGATGCGGGAGAGGACAGTGGCGAGAGTGAAGAGGAGACGGAAGGGACAGACGAAACAACAGAAGAAGGGGGAGAATAAATTGATAGTCACTGGCATAACAATCAAGAATTGTTTCTCATTGAAGGATGTAACGCTGAAACCTGATAGCAAATTAAACGTATTTATCGGGAAAAACGCAGCAGGTAAATCGTCCATAATTAAGGCTATCGAAATAGCGTTACGCGGCACAAACGATAAAACAGTTATCCGGAACGGGTCAGATAACGGAGAGGTAATGCTGGACCTGACCGACAAGGTAGTGGTTGACCGGATATTAAAGCAAAAGGGGGCGAATAAATTGACGGTAAAGGCGCCAATGTCTTTTCCTGGCGGTGAGACTAAGGTGGTGCCTTTACCGTCGCCCCAAGACTTCCTCGATGGCGTGATCAGCGACTTCTCATTCGACCCCATCCAGTTTGTACTCATGGACGGCAAGGAGAGGGCGAAATACCTGCGCGAGATCTTCAAGGTGAAGGCCAACCCCGAACTCCTCGCGGGTATCATTTCAGAGGAAGTCTTGAAAAGGCTGGACTTCACAAAGGATGGGCTGGAGGTTCTGAAGGATGCGGAAAACATCGTATACCCGCAGCGCACAGAGATCAATAAGATCGTTTCGCAGAAAAAGGCCCTCTACGATGCCAGTATCGCGAAACTCAACGGCTTCAACCCTGAGACGTTCGTGGACAGGACCGGAGAGATCGAGAAGCAGATAGATGATTGCAATACACGTCTGACAGAAGCGAGGACACTGGAGAAGACGCAGAAGAGCCAGAAAGAGAGGATTGAGAAACTCGAAGTTAAGAAGAAGGACGCCCAGGGTAAACTCGACACGTTAGACGTTGCGGCAATAGCGGCCATCCCTACACTGGAAGAAGAGATCAAGGCGATAAACGAACAGATCAACGCACTGCTACAACTGAAAGCCACGAAAGATTCGGCGCTCGAACAGGCACAAAATATCCGGACGACACGGGACGACCTGACCGAGGAAATAGCGAGGCATCAGGAGACCATAGATTCATACGATGTCAAAGATGTCCCTGACGTGGAGGGGATCGAAAAGGAACTGGCGCTCATACTCGAGGAAGGACAGAAAGCAGCAGAAGAGAGGGACCGCAATGAACAATACGTAAAAGCTCAGGAGGTCCTTGCCGAGCACAATGAGAACAAGAAGAAGTCTGAGGCCATGACAGAGACCATTGATGCCCTCCGGAAGACATTGCCCGAGAAGCTCCTTGCTGAGGCACAGATACCGATCAAAGACATCAGGGTCGATGGGGAGAAAGTGTTCATCGGGGATATCTCCATAGACAACTGCTCAACCAAGGAACAGGTTGGGATATCGCTCGACATCGTGAGAAAGCTGAACGAGGACAAACCCCTTAAGGTGATATGTTTAGACCGGGCCGAGTCCCTCGATCCCGAGGCACTTGCTGAGTTCGACAGGCAGATTCAACCTGACGAATTTCAGTATTGGATAACCCTCGTGTCGGGCCGGAGTGCTGAAGGGCTCTCGGGGAATATCTACCATGTTCAGGCTGGGGAAGTCACAGAGGTTGGAGCGGAGGAGAAAGAGGGGCAATCAATAGCATGAGGAAGATGTCGATTCAAGACAGGGAGTGGTATGTAAAACGATGCCACTCCCTGCAAAAAGAATTACCCAACCTCACCAAGAAGCAAATCAGTGAACGGTTAGGGGTCAACTATGCGACATTACTCACATACTTGAAACAATTTAAAGAGAAATACGGAGAGGAAGAGTGTATACAGAGATAGAGGATTTCATACCAGGGCTTGCGATCTTATACCACGTTAAGATCGGAAGAAAAGGAGAGAAACGTGAGAAGAAGGGAGGGGGTGGAACATACTCCTTACCCGAGAAGGTTGATCACTTCCTGATCACCGGCAGAGAGCGTGACAAGAAGGATGACAACTTCATAGTTGATCAGGCGATGATGAGTAAGATAGGCGAGAATGCGCGGGAAATAGACATCAGGTTCCTATACGACGATATCGCCTTGAATTTCCCGCACCGGCTTGGCTGCTATGTAACCACCACAGACCTCAAGAGACACTTCAAAATTGAAAGCCGGACGAAACGGTGTTACTGCACAGGGAATGGGAGAGAAGCCACCAGGCTTACAGCTAAAGGAAAGGACGTTATTGAATGTGCCCCATTGACGTGCAACATTTACAATGAAGCATTCGAGAATGTGAGATGTAAGCCACTTGCCAGGTTAATATTCACTTTACCCCAGATGGGGATGTTATGCGCGGCGGCAGACTTCGTAACCACGTCAACTGAGACAATCAGGAACATAAAAGGGTCACTCACGATGATTCAACAAATGACGCAGGGCATAATAGCAGGCATTCCGTTGAAGCTAAAAATGTATTCGACCACAGATGAGACAGGCACAGGGGAGGTGCGTAACTGGAAAGTTATGGTGGCATTCCCCGGAACAGAGGAGGATCTTTTCGCGATTACAAAACAAATCGCAATGACGAGATCAGCGTCAGCCGTTGACATCCGGCGAATTCAACACATGGCGCAGAAGACTATCGAGCACATGGTCACGGAAGTTGAAACTGCCGAGGAAGAGGATTTGAAGGATGAGTTTTGGCCGGACAAAATTACTGCCGAGCCCCCGACATTTGGACTGTCCGATGAAATCCTTACTGAATTAAACACTCTCTACGACGCCCTCGGTATCAATCAGGCAGGCCGGTACATGGAGATAGCGCAGTGCAAGTCCGACGAGGACGCCGAGAAGCTGAAGAAAGAGTTAACCGCGAAGGTAGCGCAGAAGAAACCTGAGACGACCGAAACGAAAGAGATGAAACCTGAGACGAAGACGGCAAATGTTGAAACGAAAGCCTCAACTGTTTCAACCAATGGACCGGAGATCTCAGAGGCAACGATTGAGTCCGACCCTGAAGCCTCTGCAACGGAAACAGGGGCAACCCAAGTGGATATGCTGGAAGAAGAACTCAAAGAGAACGTCCGTCAGATATTCGAGATATTAAAGGCGTCTCTCCTCGATAAGCCGGGCTGCGTGGCGTATATCCAAAGGGTGACGAAGAGCGAGATACAGTCATTAGAACAACTCAACCTCGATCAGGCGGTCATGATCCTGGAGAGGATGAGAAAGAGAACCCCGAAATGCTTGCGGTGTCCGAAGGACGAGGGTTGTATGATGACGCAGGGGCAGTCGGTGATGTGCAAGGAAGTTGAAACGAAGAAAACGTAAAACTCAAAGGGAGGTGCTTTTATGGAAAAATTTATGGAAAAAGTTGAATTAGGAGACAGAGTACAAGATAAAGTTTCGGGGCTCAAAGGGATAGTGCAATGCCTATCACACTGGCTTTACGGATGTACGAGAATAACCATCCAACCCGAGGTGGCGAAGGACGGCAAACCTGCTGAGATGTTCACCATAGACGAGCCACAGTGCAAGATTCTCAAGAAAGGCGCATTATCGAACCAGGTTGCCGAGGTTTCAGATGAGGGCGTGAAGCGCACCTACGGGCCGCGACCTGATGCTCCAAGACAATCTGGACCGAAGAGGAGTGGCATATGAGATTAACCCTTCCGCTTGAAGTGATGATCCCGAGAAAAACCAGAGAGGATAAAAGGTTTCCGTTGAACCTCAATATCTACCGTAACGCTCACCACTTTACGCTCAACGCCGCAAAGATTGAAATGGTGGAACACGTAAAACTGGCATTGCCGGAGGCATATCACTTAACCCCGCCGTTCAGGTTTATATATACGATATTCCCTGCGACAGGCAGAGCATTCGACCTGGGGAACGTAGGGTCGGTGGTTCAGAAGTTTGCAGATGATGCGTTAATACAGTTGGGCGTTATTAAGGGTGACAATATGAAAATTGTCAGAGAGGTGGTCTACCGCTACGGAGGGGTAGATAAAGAGAACCCGAGGGCAGAACTACACATTGAAAACATAGAAGGAGGATTTGGCAATGTACAATAAATGCATCTTCATTGGCAACCTTACTCGGGACCCTGAACAAAGATACACCCCACAGGGAACCTCAGTAAGTTCGTTTAGCGTGGCCGTCAACCGGAAGTTCAAGGTGGGCGACGAGATAAAAGAAGATGTCCTTTTTATCTCGTGTGTGGTATTCGGAAAACGGGCGGATGTGTGCGGTCAGTATCTCCACAAAGGAAGTCAGATCCTCGTGGAAGGGGTCCTGACAGAAGACAAGTGGGAGACAGATGACGGACAAAAGAAGAGCAGGATGAAGCTCATAGTCTCGGACTTCAAGTTCCTGAGCAAGAAACAGGACAGGCCGGAGGGAGAAGGATCGACCCCTGAAGAGCAGTCGGAATTGGAACCCTTCTAATTGAACTTATTAATAAATAAGGATAATATGGCCACTATTAAACTCACTCAAGGCGAAGAAGCGTTAGTTGATGATGAGGATTTTGAAAAGTTAAACCAATATTCATGGCATCTCCATAGATTCAAAAAGAAAGGATATAAATGGATGGCGTCACGTATAGGGGTAAACGATGAAGAGATTTTGATGCATAGGGAAATTATGCAATGCCCTTCCACGCATGTAGTTGATCATATTAACGGGGATAACCTTGATAATAGGAAAGCAAATCTTAGAGTATGCACAAATGCTGAAAACTGTCGAAATCGTCGCGGCCCTCGCAAAGGAAATCTCTCTGGTTACAAGGGTGTTTCTTGGTCGCATGGAAAATGGCACGCAGTTGTCATGAAGAATGGTAAACAATATAGTTTTGGTTATTTTAACGATCCAAAAGAAGCTGCAATAGCGCGGGACCAAGCGGCAGTGAGACTCCATGGAGAATTCGCATCATTAAATTTCCCGGAAGAAATATTGCAAACAAAATAAGGAGGCTAAATAAAATGACGAACGAGAAATTCACAACCGTTGTAGATCGTCGTATCTCACAGTGTAAAGATGTGCTGGTTAATAAAGCCAGTGAATATGCGAGAGGGGACCGGCTATCCAACTTCAAAAAGGCGGCAGGAGCAATGAAATGTTCTCCTGAGAGGGCGCTGATCGGAATGCTCATGAAACATGTCGTTTCGATTATTGATTTTGTGGATGATATTGAGGCTGGCAAGGTGGCTACACGCGAACAGTGGGACGAGAAGATAGGGGACAGCATAAACTACCATATATTACTTGATGGCCTTATCACAGAAAGGCTGGAGGAATAAAATGGACGAGATACAAGAATCACAGGAAATAAGCACCGTCGAAAAGATCGAGCACATGACTATCAGCACGTCGAAGATAAGGGCTGCTGAATGCCCCTATTACTTCAAGCACGATTATTCGGACCGCAGCAACGATAAGGACGCGACAACCCCGGCAAACCTTCTTACGGGCCGGCTGGCGCATAAGATAATTGATGCCTACGATAAGAATCTGATTGCGAACCACCTGACATCAGACTTTGAACTCTTCCGTCAGATATTTGAACAGGAATGGGAGAACAGACAGTATATCCCTGAGTCGGAGTATGACGACCTGAATTTGTTCATGACGGCATTCGTTGAAGCGCATAGCCTGGACCTCGATCACATTCTTGGGACAGAAATGAAGATGGCATTTGACTGGGGACTCAACCCAGTGGAGTATCATTCCGAGGCTGCGTGGCTCAGGATGATACTGGACAACGCGCTGTATTATCCTGAGAGAGGCTTGGCTGTGGCAACGGATTACAAGACAGGGCGCTTCATGCCGTCAGAGGGGAAGCAGAAAAAGAATCTCCAGACGACTGTTTATCCGCTGGGGCTTTTCTTGGCTAACCCTCATATCGACAGGGTGACGATGGTTTTTCATTACATCCGGTATAACTGGAAGCAGACGTTCGAGTTCAGCCGCGAGGATCTTAAAGGGCTTGACGATAAGCTGAAAGGCTTCACGGAACGGATGCTGCAAATAATGAACAACCCGAAAGCGGAATTCCCGGCTATACGCGGGGAGAACTGCGGGATATGCCGGCTCGATTGTCCCCTTATCTTGATGGGAGTCAAGCCTATTCAGACAAAAGAGTACGCAACCCAGGTCGCTATGCAGATAGAGGCCCTGAAGCAGAAAGCGAAGTCACTGGATGGAGAGCTTAAAAACTACACCCAGGCGACAGGCGAAGAGATTGAAACAGCGCTGGGAACGTATGGATGGCAACCCTCAGAGACAGTAAAGGGTCTCAAGGCGTCCAAGGTCGCCACGGTCGCCATGGAGAGAGGTATCGACCTCGATGATTGTCTGTCAGTAGACAAGAAGAAGATCGAGAAGAAGCTGGAGACTGAGGATAAGAATGCGATTATGTCGCTCGGAAAGGCATCCATGTCAACCCGGTACAAGCTCGTCAAGACGGCGAAGGACGGCGAGGAGGACGAGGAATAAATGGACCCGATCAAAGTCAACGAGGTCGTCTACAGCCTTCTAAGTTCCATGAACACAGACGAATACGAGCACGTGACCATAGACGAGAAGATCGCGGCTCTCCGAAGCGCAGCGAGCATGTTGGAGAACATTGTTCAAGTGGAGAGTCAGAAGGAAATGTATAAAGGGATGATGAGGGTGTTTCATCAGGAGCCATCATGAGAGACAGATTTATAGACTATAAATTCAGCAAGGATAGCCTTACGATTATCACGACGGCGAACAATATTCTCACAGAGTATGAAGCGATGGGATACGACCTATCTTTGAGGCAAATCTACTATCAGTTCGTTGCTCGAGCGATCATAGAGAACTCGGAGAGGTCCTACAAACGCCTTGGGGATATTGTCAGTAATGCCAGGCTTGCTGGCTTACTGGACTGGGATATGATCAGGGACAGAGGACGTGTAACACGAAGGAACACGCACTGGAACAACCCAGCCGAAATCATTGAATCGGCAGCGCGACAGTTTGCGATCAACAAATGGGAGAATCAGCCGGTGCATGTTGAGGTAATGGTCGAAAAACAAGCGCTCGAAGGAGTCCTTATTCCAGAGTGCATTGATTTAGACATCTCTTTTACTGCCAATAAAGGGTATTCATCTTCGTCCGCGCTCTACGAAGCTGGACAGAGATTGAGCTACCATATTGCAGAAGGCAAGCACTGTATCGTAATTTATCTCGGAGATCACGACCCTTCAGGGATTGATATGAGTAGGGATGTTGAGTGCCGGCTTAGGCAGTTTGCGAGATCAAATGCGAGTGTCGAGGTACAGAGAGTGGCGTTAAATATGGACCAGATAAGGAAATTGAAACCCCCGCCAAACCCTACGAAGATCACGGACTCACGGGCAAACGGGTATATAAGAGAATTCGGATACGAGTCATGGGAACTCGATGCCTTAGATCCGAAGTTCTTAGCCAGCCTCGTGAGGGACGCCGTTTATGAAGTACGAGACATAGACCTATGGGAAGAGGCAATCCAAAAAGAAGAGAAGATGAAAAACGATCTCAAGAGAGTAGTAACCCAGCTAAAGAAGAGAGGAGAGTAAAAGTGGACGAAGACGGACAGGTAAAACATTTTCTAAAAGAACACGCATACTTCATGTCAGAGAGTACCTGTGCTCTTATTGAGGCCATGGGGATGCAGGCAGAGAACAAGCAGCGGGAACATCGGGGTGAGTCGATGGCGTATGTCGAAGCAGATTTTGCAAAGTTGCTCGAAAAATATCAACTCGGGCACAATGCGGTAATAGGAGGGTTTTACAGGAAATGAAACAGATAGACCGCTGCGTCACATATTTTAAACAGTTTATATTGGATGAACTTCCCGCAAACTGTTGGATTGCGGGTGGAGCAATTAGAGATTTCTTCTCCCTCGGGTATTGCTCATCGGACATAGATGTATTCTTCCCGAGCATGGAGGAGTTTATAAAGGCTGACGATTGGTTAAAGGGCAGAGAGAATGTAAAATGTACTTTCCGTAATGAGATGGTCGTGAATTACAAGTACAAGAAGCATAAGGTCCAATTAATTAAGACGCATTTCTTCTCCAGTCCGCAAGAAACCATTGCCAACTTTGATTTCACGGTTGCATGTGGGGCCGTGGACAAGGAAATGCTTTATGCTCACGATACTTTCTTCATCGACCTTGCTGGCCGACGAATTGTGATCAACTCTCTCCCTTTTCCTCTCTCAACCCTTCAGCGCCTCCAGAGGTATATTAAAAAAGGCTATACGATCTGCAATGGGGGACTACTGGAAATTGCGAAGGGCATTCAAAAACTGGATCTGAACAACCCGACAGTCAACACCTTTGAATTCTATCCAGAGGGAGCAAAGAAGGGCCTTCCGAGATTTGTGAGGATAGATTAATGAAAGAGAGACCTATCCTTTTTTCATCTCCCATGGTAAGGGCAATCCTGAACGGTCGCAAGACGGTCACAAGACGGGTGATACAGTGTCACTTAAATGGCTGGCATATCGACCGGCTACTTGGGGATTGGCCCCTCAGCGAGCCAGATGGGTTCGAGAACGGCATCTTCAAATATACGCATCAAACAGAGGTGGATGATGCAAGAACCGATGAAGTCAAGTGTCCACATGGGCAACCCGGAGACCGTCTCTGGGTGAGGGAAACATATACGGTGGGAGCATTAATAACAGGTAGGTGTGAGGGAAACAGCTACGTTGTTTTTAAAGATGGGGGGCAGAAATATAAAGATGGTGCATATTATAGACCGCAGGAAAAATATGCACCCGGAGCTTTTGACGGTATAAAATGGAAGCCTTCAATCTTCATGCCGCGCTGGGCTTCACGCATAACCCTTGAGATAACGGACGTGAGAGTAGAGAGAGTGCAAGACATTGACGACATAGAAGCTGAGAGAGAGGGCGTACATTGGAGCGATGCCGCGATTATTTTTGAAGGAGGAAGTCGTGTTCGCGAGTTGGAGCGGACATATAGAGGAGCCTTCGCGTGTCTTTGGGACTCGATAAATAGCAAGAGAGGATTCGGATGGAATCTGAACCCATGGGTATGGGCAATAACTTTCAAGAGAGTGAAGGGAGACGATTAATGGCAGAGAAATCATTTAAGGTCTGGGCAAGCAATATTCAAAATGAGCAGACGTTTCAACCCTTAACAGATGTTCAGATAGGGCAGATGGTCCGGCTCGGGATACACACTGCAAACAAGGGAAAGCAGGGCGCTGTGAAGTTCAAGTCATTGGACCGGATGGCAAAGTTTTTCAACGTCATGACAATCCTGGAGGCCGCAGATATCATCAATAAATTACCCGTGACGATGGTTGTCGCAGATACAGGGGATGTGACAGTCACGTTCAAGAATTGGGAGAAGGACCAGGGCGACCCTGCCAAGAAACCGAGGAAGGCCAAGACCGAAGTGTCTCCAGAGGAGAAGGCGCTGAAAGCCAAGGCGCGGGACATTATCGGTCGGTACTGTGAGCTCTTCGAGAAGGAGTACAACGAGAGGCCAGTAATCACGGGAGCCAATGCAGGCGCCGCATTAAGGCTGGCAAAACTTATGGAATCAGGCAGAGATATTATAGGAGCTCTCGACAAATTCTTCACGTCCAACATCGCGTTCATCAAGAGGACGAGACATGCTTTTAATGTGATAGAAAGCCAGTTGAACAGCCTCTTGATTCATGTAGATGAGGAAGATGAGGTTACTGTCCCCTACCATACAGACTTTCATCAGGCGGCACACAGATGACAGTTCCGAGAATAGGGTACGACAACCTCGATAGATTACCGCCGCAGAACATAGAAGCAGAACAGTCCCTACTCGGGGCGATTATACTGGACCCTTCAATATTAAGAGAAGTAGAGCTCGAACCCGAGGACTTTTACAAAGGGGGGCACGTTAAGATCTTCAAGGCCATACTTGACATGGCTGCAATTAAAGAGCCTATCGACCTCATAACATTAAGTGAGCATTTAAGGTCCTGCGGGGCAATCGAAGATATTGGCGGGGCGTCGTACCTTTCGCAATTACTAAACCTTGCCGGCATATCCTCCAACCATAAAGCCTATGCGGGTATAATTAAAGATAAGGCCACACGACGTAAATACATCCTCTCGGCTTACGACATTATCCGGAAGTCTTACGACGAGGAGGAGTCCGTCGAGGAAATTAAGCAGGTGTATAGGGCAGAGTTCAAAGCGAAGAGGTCGAAGATCATGTCAGCAAGGGACGTAGCTGGGATCACCATTGAATATGTGGACAGAGTTCTGACACAGGGGATACCAGGCATTCCAAGTGGGTTCATAGATTTAGATGACCTACTGAAAGGTTTTATCCCTGGGAACCTATATACCATCGGGGGAAGACCTGGATCGGGAAAGACTGCCCTCGCATTTAACTGTGCTCTCAATATAGCAGTAAATACTGGAGTGCCTCAAGGCGTATTTGAATTAGAGATGTCTGATGAACAGATGGGGGTTCGTGCCACATCCGACATTGGAGATATTCATCAGGACCATCTGGCATCAAAGGCAAACTATATAAATTTTCTTAATGCTGCTGAAAAATTCGCGACACTCCCGATTCATTTTCACTTTCAGTCCAATATGAATCTCAACATGATAGTGAACGGTATTGACGAGATGGTATGTGACAAAGGGGTGAAATTAATATGGATTGATTATCTCCAGCTTGTCAAACATATCATAGAGAACCGAAATCGTGAGGCAGAGGTGTCGGCAATCAGTGGCACACTGAAAAGCTGTGCAAAGGAGTATCGAGTTCCCATTGTTGTACTTGCCCAGTTGAACCGGGATTGTGAGAAGCGGCCCAACAAACGACCTATGCTGTCTGACTTAAGAGAGAGTGGTAGCCTTGAGCAAGATTCGGACGCCGTAATTTTTATTTACCGAGACGAGATGTATAACGTGAAAACAAAAGACAAAGGCATTGCTGAAATTATTGCTGCGAAGAACAGACATGGTAGGACTGGCAGAGTAAAACTTACATGGGACCCAACCCGGACGAAGTTTAAAAATTTAGCATATGGAGAGGAGGGGTTATATGGTTAAGTCCATCGTGTGCAGGGCATTCATCTGCATGATTTTGATAGTCTCCTGTAATAATGTGCCACCATGCCGTGAAGGTTTCAGTGGTTTATCAGGAGAAAGCAAAGAGGAAGCGATGAACCGATACGAGGATGTATGTATAAGAGAAGGGCATGAAAATACTTTAGAGGAATGCATTAACCGTAAAATCAACACATGTGAAAGAGACTAACTGAAAGGTGAGTGAGTAGGAGCATGGAAAATAGCAACAAGCAAGAGAGCAGTAACCGAGAAGAAATACAGACGACAGAAAAAGCGTCCTGTGTTCCTCCTTCGGTGCATAAAGATGATTTGTTATGTTGTCCTTTTTGCGGGGGTGATGCCATCATCGAGCAGACCAGAAGCAACGAACTACAAGTAAAATGCGGTCATTGTTTAATAGGATTAAAACAAAAAGTGAAACATAACTCATTGAAATGGCTAAGAGGAGTTTTGATAAAAGCATGGAACCAGCGAGCAAGATAACAACATGATCACTGACGAGGGCCTGTAAAAACATGAAAGAGCAAGATAAACAGTTGATAACCAATGACCAGTCACAGTCAGAAACGAGTCCTGAGGCACTCGTTCACCGTGCATCTATTGGTTATCCTCGTCCCTGTCTGCTCGATCTCTTTTGTTGTGGAGGCGGCGCCGGGATGGGATACAATCGTGCAGGGTTCAATGTAACAGGTGTGGATATAAACCCGCAACCAAAATATCCCTTCCGATTTGTCCAGGGGGATGCGCTTGATTACGTCAAGTCTCATGGTCATGAATATGACGCTATCCATGCCTCCCCTCCTTGTCAGGCATACAGCCATCTGACACCAGAACAAAGCAGAGAAAACCATGAACGGATGATCCCCGCTGTTCGGGATCTTCTTAAAGCCACTGGCAAGCCCTATGTGATTGAGAATGTAGCCGGTGCACGAAAAGAACTTGAAAGCCCGGTGATGCTCTGCGGAAGCATGTTCGGACTGAGGACACAGAGGCACAGGTTTTTTGAAACATCTTTCTCGGTAACGCCTGCTGGACAATGTGATCACAGCGTCCTGCCGCTGTTGGTGACGACGGCAAGTAAGGCAAGTAGACAAAGACGCTTTGCGCTGGGAATGCAGCCAAAATCAGTGAAGAACGCGCCGGAAGCATACGGCATTGACTGGATGGGTTTTTCGGAACTGAAAGAGGCAATACCGCCCGCTTACACCGAATATATAGGCAAACAACTATTGATGAGCATAAGAGGATAACTATAAAGTCAGTGACCACGACAAGAGCAAAATGATAATTAATAATCTTAAAACTAACAGCAGTCAGAACCACTCTCAAAAAGTGACCTGTGCAAGTGGTTCACTGCACTGCTTTGTTAGAGTGCCTGTATTTGAAGGGAGGTATTTTGAATATCGTTAAAATGATCTTTGGCAGTCAACTATATGGCACTGCCAATGAAAAGTCAGACAAAGATTTTAAGGGCGTATTTATGCCCTTAAGAGAGCAAATATTCCTCGGTAAAATACCGAAGAGCTTATCCGAGAACACAAAAAAGGATAGCAACTCCAAGAATACCGCTGAAGACATTGACACAGAAATGTACTCCCTCCACTACTTCATCCATTTGGCTTGTGAAGGAGAAACGGCAGCTCTTGATATGCTTCATGCCCCGGACAATATGCTGGTTGAAACCTCTGAGATATGGAAGAGCATAGTTGCCGAACGGCAACGCTTCTACACGAAGAATCTAAAAGCATTTGTCGGCTATGCAAGGCGGCAGGCTTCCAAGTATGGAATCAAGGGATCACGGCTGAATGACGCAAAACGTGTTCTTGATTTTTGCGGAAGCACTGCCATGTCTCAAAGAGTAAAGCAGGTATGGAATCAGCTACCCGAAGGGGAGCATATCTTTAAACTGCCTGAAGATGATAACGGCGTAAGAATGTATGAAGTCTGCGGACGGAAGACTTGTGAAACTGCGAGCATTGAATATCTCTTCCAGACTGTCAAAAAGTTTCATGATAATTATGGTGAACGGGCGAGGCAAGCTGCCAACAATGAGAATATCGACTGGAAGGCTGTTAGTCATGCGCTCCGGGCAGCATATCAAGTGAAGCAGATATTGACTCAAAAAACTATTGTCTTTCCGCTTGCGGAAGCTGATTATCTCCGGCAAGTCAAGGAAGGACGCTTGCCTTATCAAAGTGAAGTCGCGCCGAGACTGGACGGCCTCATGGATGAAATAGAGTCCTTAAGTGCAACCAGTGACTTGCCCATGAATGTGAATCGTAAATATTGGGATAACTGGCTCATCTCAGTCATTGAGGGGCAACTATGATATACGACACAGAAAACATGAAGCCTCTTTTTGAGTTTGTGGACAGATTGCACGGCATAGAACAATCGCCATTACACCACCCTGAAGGATGCGTCTTAACGCATACGCTCCAAGTCGTTACACTTGCCTTCCGGGAAACCATAGACACTGATTTGATTCTTGCAGCCTTGCTTCATGACATCGGCAAATTTGAGAACTCAAAGGGGCATGAACAACTTGCCGTTGAATGGCTTGACCCTTATTGCAGCGCAAAAACGCTTTGGCTTATAGATAACCATATGCGAGTATGGTATTACCTCTACGGCCAAATGAAGAAGCTCGGTAAATGCGTTGAACTGGCTGGACATCCTTATCTGCCCGAGTTAATACAGTTGGCAAGATGGGATCATACGGGCCGTCAGCCGAATCGCAAAATACGATATGACAAGATTGTAATTGTTGACCGTCTCAATCGGGCAGCAATGGAATATTTTAAACCGGCTCCGCTACCAGAAAGCGGGGCACTCTAACGTATGAGTGAGCGAATCAGACCATGTAGGACGCAAGGTAGCGTAAAGACTGTTCATAAGAGAACGAACAGACAGAAGCTCAAAAAGCGTTCTGTGGTCTGATTTCGCTCCAATCAATTGTTATATTTGGACATTGAAAGGAGAATGATATGAAAACAATTTATATTGAAATCGCACTGGATGAAGAAGAGGGGGAAGATGAGGCTGGAATAAAAAGAGATATTGAAAGGGCTTTGAACCAAATAGGGCACTTCCCGGAATCTATTGAGATCGGGGAGTAAATATAACGACAAGTTGAGTCACGAGTGACACTGTAAGATATAAAATGCAAAGAAACCAATTGATAACTTTAAACCATAACCAAGCCGGAAAGTGTTGTGTGGCACTCGTTGATCTCGAACGCTTGGTTATCTGAGGCAGCCTATGTATTTAATAACTCGGAAACAGCTCATAAAAAATGTCCCGAAGCGATGGGACGAACAATATCCACCTAACACAGCAGGCACCGATAAAGTCGTAATCGGCAAACAGCTCAAAAAACTTAATCTGGAAACGGCGACTATTCACGACATTAAGAATGTCATTGGTAATTATTCATGGACAAGCATGAAATGTGATGAATGCGGAAGGGACGATGATGATCTTGATGCAGTCATTCAGGTTAGTGAAGAGCCAGACTATGAAAGTAATACAGCCTCACTCTGCAAGAAGTGTGTAAAAAAGGCAAAGGACTTATTCAGATAACGGCATGATCAGTGACGGCTGGAATAGCCGTAGAAAGGATTGAAAAGTGAAAGACAATAAGAAGCCAAACAAGGTTAAAAAAGGGAAGTGTGCAAGCCGTTCAGCTGCATCTACGGGTTATGTGGCTTTTCCTGATAGAATTGTAAAATCTCATCCCGGCAAGACGCGGTTAAACAAAAAACTGATTAAGAAGGCAGTGAAAGAATCCCCCGTTGATTATGAAAAAGCATTGACTGAATTGAAGCAGATGAAAGATGCTTGCATCCGGAGGAATTAATATGGACAACGAAATTATTGACGGATGGGACGGAATCAATGAATGGCAACCAAGGGCATTAACAACCGTGGAGCGCCATCAAATCCAACAAGCGGAACTGGAAGAGTACATGTCAAACCGAACTCCTTTTAAATTAGGAGAACCGATTTACACATAACGATAAAGTTGAGTGACGAGGACTGAAGGACATGAAACGGCAGCATAAACAATCAACCGAGCAAAGTGTTGAACAAGGAAACAGGACGTGTGGTCCTCGTTCATCCTCCAACGCTTTGTTATCTGTGGGGAGCCAATGGCTTTTTTAAGACAGGCATTCGGTAGGCGGAGCTATAAGTGTGATGGCTGTGGCAGGGAAGGTCTGTGGGATGATAACTGGAGTTTTTACGGCTCTATTGGTCATCAAGAAACATGTCCTGCTGATCTACCAACCGCTTGCTCAGATCAATGTATGGATATGGTAGAACGTAAGATAAAAAAGGGGGAATATAAACTGCCCTCAGTCAGAATGGATCGAAACGGATACCATAGCAGTAAAGTGACTGAACGACAAGGATACTGACAGATAACACTAACATCAGTGATGCGAGGGAGGGAGTAAAGACATATGCCGAATATTAAAGACAAAATCAAGCCGTGTGGTGAGCATTCACTGCATGATATGGTTAGTACTGCTTACGTCCATTTTTCTTCTGCTTCTAATGAATGGATGACCCCACAAGACTTCTTTGATCTGCTCAATGATGAGTTTCAGTTTACGCTTGATCCATGCTCTACCCATGAAAACGCTAAATGTAAAAAACACTACACGCTGGCGGAGGATGGTCTTTCAAAGTCATGGGCTGGTGAGACTGTCTTTATGAATCCGCCCTATGGTCGTGAGATCGGCAAATGGATGAAAAAGGCATATCTTGAATCACTGAAAGGTGCAACGGTAGTCTGCTTAGTTCCGGCCCGGACTGATACGCAGTGGTTCCACGAATATGCCATGAAAGGGGGAATAAGATTTATCAAGGGACGGCTTAAATTTGGAGGACATAAAAACTCTGCACCCTTTCCGAGTATGGTAGTGGTGCTTGAGTACTAACATCTATTAGGCGAACCGTGCAAGGTGGTGTCCTATGCAAAAATGGCGGAAGAGTAGAAAACAAAAAAAGGAATTAAGCAAGAACCGGAGAGATGCCGCTAACCGCAGATGGGCGAGGTATCACGCTAACCAACCGGAGAGACAACCGGACAAATGGGAAGACTGGAAAGATAAGCCTCTCCGTAGAATTGTTGTAGACGATTATTTCATGGAGAGGACCCGAACAGTAGAACTCTTTAAATACCCGAAACACAGGAATAGGTTTCAGGTTAAAGTTAACGGTAAAAGCAAGGGCGTCTACGGGTGGTCAGAGGCACTGGCTGAGTTCATTAGGAAAGCGTGTCCGAGAATAGGAGACGTGAAGTGTTAGAAATCGCAAAAGGAAAAGGAGGCGAATGTTGAACCCAATAAAGTTCGACTACGGAGAGTTCACGATAAAAACGCCATGGGGAGATCATAGCGATAAGGAGATATGGGACATGGCCCACAAGGGGTATGCTCGTATCAAGGAACTTCTCAAGAAGGGGAATTACGAAATAAAGTCGTTGACTCCAATTGTTCACTGTGGAACAATAAAACAGATTGAGCAGGAGATCGAGGTGCAAGGATGGAAGATAAAGAGAAGACTGAAAGTGGATTAACCATAAGTGAATGGTACGTTCTCGTCCAAGAGTTATTTCTTACAGGGGAAGAGTTTTTTTACAAAGGGAAAGAGGTCCATATCGTAGAGATGAAAACATCCTACAACAGGGAAGGGATAGACGCCGACATAAAACTCTCGGATGGCGAATATATCAAACTTCGTGACATAAACGACGAGACGTTGGATTTATCATAAATAACCCTACCTACCCGACAACGGGCGGTGATTCAAAAAGGAGTCATCGCCCATGTCATCTGAATCGGAACGAGTAGCAGAAGAGAACGCCAATGGAAAGAACAATCACTTACCTGTAGGCCAACCCGAAGGGCATATCATCCTGGCAGACTTTCTTGAGAAGTATGGGGCAGAGGATGTCAGGTTGTCGTTAAGCACCCTGCAACACGCCTGCCGTAAACAATTCCTCCTTGCTAAGAAACAGCGACTCCCGATGCAGATAGGGAACCGTAAAACGAAGACCTTGGTGACTCGCTGGTTCATACTCGACTTACCTCCGCAGGAACATCCCGGATGGGAGAAGTTCAATAAGTTCTCCCAGAACCGGCTGTTGAAAAAGTCTACGAAAGCAGTCCTTAAGAACTTCGATAAGATGGCGCCAATCCTGTTAGACAACTATGACAACCGGGAGAACCAGGACCAGACGCTATTTAAACTGTCTGAACTGTCAAAGATACTCACCATCTCTCAAGAGACTATTATGTATTTGGCGATGGTCGGTATTAAGGGATACGGGCAAATTCCCATAACGAAGATTAACCCGAAGCAGGTGCAACTGAGAGCAGAGGGTGGAGACTATACCTGCCGGGACCCAAAATGGGACCAGCGCTCAACCGTGTTCTTCGAGCACAAAGATATCCGGAGGTTCCTCAGAAAGGAACTACTCACCAAGAAGTTCAACCTGGCAGAGGATAAACTGAAGCAGAACAACCTGCCTGAGATAATCGCGTCACAGGGGTATTATGTCTACGACCCCGACAAGGTACACCCGTTTACATATGAGGGCTTCTTGGCATGGGCCAAGGAGAACATAGTCTTCTACGATAAGGTGTCGCGGAAGATCATGCCCTTCAAGCCGAGTGCGAAACAGTTGGAGTTCTACCAGAAGGTGTTCCTCCAGAAGTCCCCAGGTCTATTGAAATACAAGATCCTCGGTATCTGCCGGCCCCGAGGCGATTACAAAACATTTGATGCCGCGCTACTGGTTCTCTTCAGGTTCTTCAACCTTGAGAAAGAACTTATCTACCTTGTCACGAACTCGGTTCAGCAGACGACTCACCTGATATTTAAGGAGATAATCACCGCGATGAAATACTCGCCAACCCTATCAAAGATGTTGGATACGCCAGGACTGGATATCCAGAAGGACGGTATCTATCTTCGGTCAGGTAGAGGCGACGAGAACGTGATTAACTCTATCCAGATCATCTCAGCAGAGGGTGGCGCCAGATCGAACGCAACGTGCTTTGCATGGTCAGAGGCGTGGAAGTACAAGGGGAACGAGGTGAACGTAGCGGAACTCGAGCAGTCTATCCGAGGCGTGGACAATGCGTGGTTCGTAGTTGAATCTACGGTTGCACCAAAGGGGCACTTCTTTCAACGGTATTACAAAATATCGCTCGACGGGGGAGACAAGGTTTTGTATTTCCAGTATTACGACGGCTCGCAGAGATGCAACCTTAAAATTAAGAACGATCCGGACTATCTTGATTTCCTCCGGAAGCAGTGGGGGACATTATATTTCAATATGTTCTTCGGGAACCGATGGGAAGATGCAGCCATCAGTGTTTTCTCGAAGGACAGCATAATTGAGATAGGGTATCTGGGAGTACATGGAAGAGTATCGAGAGACAGGGAATTAATCGAGACCGTCTCTCAGATTGTGGACATAGGTGGCAGAGTCAATAAACTCGAAGCTGGGTACGATGTCAGGGTCCTACAGTTTGAGCAACAGCAATTAATAAAGCGGCTCAACCCTATAGAGCAATACTACAAAGATCAGTTCCCTGCACCGAACGACATACTGATAGAACTTGGACAGATATTCAACTGTGAGTTCATCGTAGGGATAGGGCTCGACAGAGCGAAACATTCAGAGTCGCGGTCTATGAAACAGACCCCAGACAGAACCGTACAGGCGACAGTGGCTCGTGGCATCCTGGACCCTGCGATATGGGGAACCGACAGGATCTTCTTTCTGCTAAACCTGATCATCAATACAGAACTTTCGTTTCAGACAATACTGAAGCAGCTTGAGCACGACTGCAATATGTACGCAGGAGGGTTTGCGTATATCGACCTTGAGGACTATAACGCCATCGACTTAAACAACGAACTGAGAATTCTATTTGGGGAGGAGTCATCATGGATAGCTCCCATCTCATTCAAACATCAGGAGACGATATTCACTGAGCTCGATCTGGCATTACAGAATGGCTATTTCAAAGCGCCCCACTTGAACATCTGGACAGATAAAGAGGATGGGGTAATCTACAGCCCCCCTGAAAAGGGGTTCGAGGATATACTCAGGTCGGAACTCAGCGCGTTCGAGGCACATGCTGGGACCAACAAGGAAGGTAAGGGCCGGCAAGGATACTACGGGTCCTGCTACAAGAAACAGACTGGGAGAACAGCGCTTGGGGAGGCCAAGGATGATACGGTGTACGCCATTGCCCATGCGATACATGCCTCAATCCGGGGGGACATTCCTGCAGTATTGATGCACACGAAGTTTCCAGAGACAATGATCAATAAGGACGTGATTGCCGATTACGGGAGTTACGGATTGAAAACATTTTAAAGGGGGAGAGATATGAAAATTAGACCGGAAGGATGGAATGACCGCCCACGAACAATCGAGGAGATCAGGGATAGATTACTCGAGTATGCAGAACATGACTCATTAACGCACAGCGTATATATGGCATGTATGCAGAACCATGCAATAGGGATGCACGAGTTTTATGTACGACTCGCATTTGCGGCTCTGGTAGCGAAAGAATACATGACGGAAGATTTCATAAAATGCAAGGAGAATTGCACAAGACCTTACGTGGTGGAGGCCAATGCAAAATCCTAAACCTCAGACATTCCGGTCCGAGAAGTACCTGGCCTTCATCAGGACATTGCCATGCGTACACGGTTGCAATCAACCTTCAGAGGCCAGCCACATAAACGAACCAGGTCGCGGCATGGGAACAAAAGACACAGATCTCCACGCAATTCCGCATTGCAGTTTCCATCATAACGAATGGCACCGGGGGACCGAGACCTACAAGAAGAAGTATCCACAGATCAACATTGCCAAAATACAAGTTCGATGTCTCCTCCAATACATCTGGCAGGAATACAGCAACATAGACGATCCAGACATGCTATTACGTTTAATCATGGAACATTTTATCGAGGCCAAGAAATGCTCTTCGGGACAGGAATCTTAAACAAGTGGGATGCGGCTACACGTTGCACTGGACTTATGGCGATAATTGGCAGTGCCCACGTTGTAGCAGAAAATATAGAGAACATCAATTCAACCGTAAAAAGAAATGGGGGAGGAAATATGGAAAAAGATGAACTGGAGAAATCGCTGGGTCGGGAAGTTATTGAGTTGAAACTTGATTTACAGGGGTTTTCATTGGAGGATCTCAAGAGGTGTTTATTTTTTGTGAAGTTCAACGATAACCCTGCTGGCAAGCTGGCATGGCATGTATGGGCAAAGATGACGCCTGAACAAAAAGAATCAACCAGGCTCACATCTCCAGTAAAAACTGGGGCAACCATATTCCTGATGCCCGGCATGTCATTCGCAGTCTTATTGCCGAACGGGGAAGTGAGGGACTTCGGGGAACCACCAGCAGAAATCACCAATTACACCTGTAACATTGACGCCCTTAATACTGAGAGTTTTAAGGAAGCACTATTGAACAATGAGGCATTCCGAAAACTCGTAAAGGAGACCATATGATCATCGCGGTCAGGGCCATAGTTTGTAGTGACAAAGTTAATGATACTGGCTTCATCTACGAACTGAAAGCCAAAGCCTTTATGAGGGGACGATGGGAGGATGCGAAGGTATACGTAAATGAGATCCTTAATGCCGACAACCTTGTAGGTCTCGATGTCAAAATGATGAAGATGGAGGAGTTCAATAGGAGCATCAATATCGGCATCGAAGATGAAATCAAAAAGGAGGTCAACTTTGAGACAAAGATTTAAGAACCTGGGGCATTTAATGAGCGAGTACCAGCGTATCAAGTTTGACGTGGCAACCTGTCCAACGATACTGCCGAAGAAGGAGATCTTCAGCGGGACCCCGAATGCGGCAAGGGCGTTATCAACCAAGGAGGATAAGCTGACCTTTATCGGGGATGTGGAGAAGTTTGTTAAGTATTACACAAATAATGAGCAGGGCAACGCATATTGTCCGATGCCGGCGATATGCGTCCGTGAGGTCTTCCTGTTCTGCCTGGCTGAACACGTCTGGCTCTCAGAAGTGTTCCCAAACCTCAAGTACGATGCAACCGATATGCCCAGCGTGAAGAAGGTGTATATGAGCTTCGGGCAACTTGCAAAAAGATTCCGGATGATATCTGAGAGACAGAAAAACCATGGCATGAGGATACCGAAAAGGCTGATGCACGGCTCGAACTTATTTGGTATCTGTAAAGATATCCGAGAGAAGGCAGAGGGGTACTTTATCTCCAAAAAAATGATAATAGATTAAAGTTTTTTTTCGCCGTTGATTCTATAAAACCGATTTTCCTATATTTTTCATGACTCATTGACAGAAAGATTACGTTTCGTTTATCTATAGGTACATCGTCAGACTTTTCTACAGGCCAAGGCCATTGATGGGAAACCGTCAGTGGCCTTTATCATTTCAAGGGGGATAATGGATAAGGTTCCAGCAGACTTAAAAGAGATTTTCACTCCCGCGCAGTGGAAGAAACTGCAACCCGAAGACAAGATGATCGTTGCTTCTGGGGCATGGCAGGACTCCTCGAATTTCGGGACCAACGCTACTGCAATCGACACCACGATTGACCTGTTCCCCTATCCCAAGACCGGCTGGAAGGCGACTCACAAAAATTGGAGAACGCTTCAGAATAAGGGCTGGCAGATTTATAATGGGTTCGGTCCCTTACGAGCAGCCATCGAATCGAAGGCCGACTATGTTGCGAAGGGTCTTCAGATAAACGCAACCCGGCACTACGAGCTCGATGCTTTCCTCCAGGACATCTGGTACTCCCCCCAGAACGAGATGTATAACCGCTTCACGTCTTGGATGATCAGGATGTTCGCTGAGGTTGAAGTATTTGTCCTTCTGGTTTTTGACGATGAAGGCAATGTCACTATTCGGAACCTTGAACCCCAGAATATCGGTAAAAGCACAACCGATACTGGGCTTTTATCTGACCCCGACGACGTAAACACAACCCTCTTTTATCTGCACAAATCGAAAGACGGTGACGAGTTAATCCCGGACGCCAGGTTTATCCTTGAACCCGAGTATATGACCGAACGGGCTAAGGCACTCAAAGGGGACCTTGACCAATCCCTGATAAAGAAATTCACGAAGAGCCCGAAGCATAGGGCTATCGGCGGATACCGGCGCTTCGTCCTGCATTGGAGAAACCTGACTGGAGAGATGAATATCCCCAGAGGGACCTCTTCAATCTCTGCGATTATCGAGTGGGTCAACCTGCTTATCATGGCGATCAAATGGGAGCTCGATTATAAAAAAGCTCTTTGCGCGTATACGATCCTCATCAAGTTTACCGATACTCCTGCTGGCAAGCTGGCATGGCATCTGTGGTCGAAGATGACGACTGCACAGAAAGACGCGACCAACCTTACGAAACCCCTCACCCCAGGATCGAAAGTCTTCCTGTTGCCCGGCATGGATGTGAAGATAGAGAGTCCAACCCTTCCGAAGATGTCCGGCTCAAACGACGACCTCGTGTTTCTGAGTGGTGCTGGAGCCCGGACACCACAGGATCTCTGGCAGGGACAGTCTGCCGGGGCAACGAACGCGTCACTGAAAGCATCCCGGCATCCACTCATGATGGAGATCGAGGCCCTTCAAGAGAAGGCTGAGAGCTTCTTGCGATATAAGCTCCTTCGATCTTGCATAACCGCCAAAATTAAGATGGGAGGTCAGTTTACCCCTTTTGCATGGATGACTGACGGGAAGGGCGGAGAAACTTTGACGCTCGACCCCGAATACGAGAAGCCGTGGGTGGAGGTAGTTTTAAAGGGCAAGGCAACTGTCTCCACGAAGAAATGCGAGCCTGTAGACCCCAAGATCATCAGCTTTAAATTCCCGGTTATAAAACTTGACGCAGACGCAAATATGGGAACCCTCTTCTTCGGCTCAAAGAATTCCGGTATGCACGGAGGAGGGATATCAAGAAAGACACTTATGGAAAAGGCGGGGGTCCACGGGTTCGACCAGGAGATACGAGAGCATTACATAGAGAAAGAAGAATACGGTGATGTCACGCCAGCCCCAGACCAAGGACAGGCTCAGGGCGATAACAAAGACAACCCTCAGAAAGAAAAGGGAGGTGAAGGTGGGGCCAAAGAGTGAGGAAAAAGAATGTGCAATGCTCGAGGGAGGCATGTGCGGAGTCGTTAAGCCTGGGGGGGTCGTGGACACTATGAAAGATGACCTTCACGAGAAAATTAATAAGCGCCCGACGTTTACGACGTTTTGGGTTATTATGGTTGCGGTAGCCACGATATTCGGGGCAGCTTTTGGCTACACCCGGAGTGACGTGGAGAAGTTAAGAGAGAAGCACGACGCTCTCATTGCGAAACAGGAAGACTTTGCTACAAAGGAAGATATCAGGCAGTTACGTGAAGACTTCAAGGAACTATCGAGAGAAGTTATCCGTGCAGTGAGGTAACTTCTTTAAAAATGATCGGGGTGACTGAGATGGTTAAGGGTTACGTCGAAGTGAAGCAGTGCAATATTTGCCACAAGGAATATACTTCGGCCCATGTAGAAGCTGCTCCCGGCGTGATTATTTATGTATGTCAAACCTGCCTCGATAAAACGAAGGACAATTTTATTTGGCTATGTATGAACTGCGGGATGGTACATATTCGAGACAAACGGATGACGGTTGCGAGGGCGACAGACCCCAATATCCGCTGGGCGTATGAAAAAGTTCTTGATATGAAAATTATTCAGGGACTCAATAACTGTATAAATTGCAGTGATGTGGGAGCGTGGAATTAACATGAAAATTCTTATAGACCCCGGACACGGTGGAAAAGATTGCGGGGCAGTTTTCGACCCGACACCCGGTAAGCCCGGCGATGAAGTCGAGGAAGAAGATATAACCCTTGAAGTATCGCTAAAGCTCGGACATAAACTTCAGGAGGGTGGACACTCAGTTATCTTCACCCGTGACCGTGACACGACCATTTCACCTTCAGGCCGGCTTAACATGATAAACCAGATTCAGCCGGAGATTTTCATTTCGATTCACTGTAATGCATCGGTCAACCCCGAGGCTCATGGATGCGAGACGATCTATCGTGACGAGTTCGATGTTCGGCTGGCTCAGTGTATTCAGAAGTCGATGGTGTTGAATACGGGCATGAGAGATAGAGGAGTGAAGCAGGACGTGAAGGACCTCGGCAGGAGATTGGCCGTGCTGGGAAATCTACAGGTTCCATCGGCCCTCGTGGAAATTGGCTTCATCTCTAACCCATTAGAGAGAACTATCATGACCGAGAGGAAAGACTTAATCGTGTCGGCGCTGAAGAGCGGCATAGAGGAGTTTATAGGATAAGATGCAAACTCTTTATTATAACTGGCTTCACGGATACAAATATAAACTCGCTGACGATTTCATTATCGAGTTGAGCTTTAAACCTGATAGAGACATCCTCGCGGAGAAAGTCCAGTTTTTTGCATCTGGGCATCTTGTTATCTGTAAAGGATTCATGTGGGACGGGGCAAGTGGGCCTACGATAGACGACAAGAGCAATATGAGGGCCGCACTGATCCATGACGCTCTTTATTACCTTATGCGGAAAGGGTTGCTCTCCAAGGAGCAATATCGTGATGATGCAGACCGTGAGCTAAGGGAAATCTGTAAAACGGATGGCATGTGGTGGTTCCGCGCAAGGTTATGGCTTAGGGCGCTCAGGTTATTCGCTGAAAACGCAGCCAAGGCCCATGATGGGGATGAAGAGCAGGATCGAATAATTACAATTGAATATCAAGATTACAATCCTTAAGGGGAGGAAATCATGGATGCCATTACAGCAACCGTATTGACAACCGTTCTGAACGACACTGTTAGCCCAATCCTACAGACGGCAATATTGGCAGGTGTCGGGTTTGTTATTACTCGTGTATTCAAGAGACTCGGCATAGATATAAACGCTAAGAAGCGGGATCAGGCCGGGAGCATCATTATGGACGCAATCGCGTATGCTCAGGAAGAAACCGAGAAATATAAAAAATCGACAGGCCAAATATCACCAAAGAAAAAAATAGATTATGCAATCGAGTTCGCTTTAAATCGAATACCGAGAATGTCGCCCAAAGAGGCATCTGACTTAATTCACGCCAAGCTGGGCCGGACTCCAGGGGTCGGCGCCACCGGAGAGAGGGCGGTAGAATGATAAGCCAGTTAACTGCCAGAGTTCGGTTCGGGGCCGTGATACATAAGGTCATTAAGCAATATGTCTCGATGGAGAATGAGCATATAATCACAAACTTCATCGAGCAGTGGCAGCATTACAAGGAGTGGAACTTAGAGTATCAGGGAGCAGAATCTTGGTACTCTCTGAACACTACAGGGATACTGCTATTGAAGAAGTTTTATGACTCATACCTGAACCAGAACCTCACGCCGGTTGTGCAGGAAAATAGGCTCTTGTATGTGAAAGGTCATAAGACGGCGAGTGCTCAACCTGACCTTATCGCAACGAAGCCGGACAATAGAGTAGTGATAGTGGATTTCAAGTCTGGTAAAGAGTGGACGCCAGAGAAGGTTGCCACTGAAGAACAACTCACTGAGTACGCCGTGGCGGTCGAGTATACATTGCAGGAGACACCACCGATAGCTGTATGCGTTTGTAACCTGGTAGTTGATACTGGAGAGGTCCACTGGATATACGGCGAGAGGGCCGCAGCGCAGATCGAAGAATATAAAAATCGGGAAATCGACCATCTGGCGAACTTCCCAACCCCGTAAGGAGATAAATATGGAAGCAATGAACCGTGCGATATTGAGTTATTTGCAGAGGCAGGCATGGGCGTTAGACGAGCATGTCCTTGATTCAATATACCATGTGATATGCACGAAGAGTTTCGGCCAAGGCGTTGACATAAAGGCAGTTGAGGAGGCGATGGGTCGTGAGCTCAAGAATACTTATCAGGTCCAGGCCAAGGGAAGCGTGATGGTTCTGCCGGTTCACGGGATCGTGGGCAAAAGGATGAACCTTATTTCCTACTACAGTGGGGGTGTAAGTACAGATCTCCTGAAAAGAGATATCGCCGCAGCATTGAACAATCCCGAAGTTGATGCGCTTGTCCTTGACGTGGATAGTCCTGGGGGAACGATCTCCGGGGTACTCGAGCTTGCTGACTTCATACATGCCAACCGGGGGCAGAAACCTATTATTGCTCACGCGAACGAACTCATGGCTTCTGCGGCCTATTGGATAGGGAGCGCCGCCGACAAGGTGTATGCGAGCAAGACGGCCAACGTAGGGAGTATCGGTGTCTATATGAGGCATTACGATTTCTCGAAGTACCTTGAGAAGGAAGGGATTAAACCGACATATATTTTTGCCGGCAAGTATAAGACTATCGGCAACCAGGATGAAGAATTAAAGGGGAGAGAGCGTAATATCTTCCAGGACGAGGTTGATGCTCTCTATACGATGTTCGTTGACAGCGTAGTTAAAAACCGGGGGATATCCAGAGGGAAGGTAGAGGAAGACGCGCTTGCGTTACTGGCTCAACCCGCGTTGGACAGGGGGCTGATAGACGGTATCATGACATTTGAAGAGGCTGTTCAAAAGGCTGGGGAAATGGCCACGGAAAAGAAAGATGCAGAGAAGAAACAAAATAAGTTCTTCAGTACCGCAACTAAACTCAGCGAAGAAGCAGATGCGCTAATCGCTAAATATAGCAGTTAATCTATCAACCCGATACTGGGTAAAAAGGAGGAATTATGGATTACGAAAAACTCTACAAGGATCTCGAGCCTAAGTTCGCAACTCTCTCAGGGAGCCTTGAGAAAATGAGTACGGACAACACGGCGCTAAAGGCAAGGGTTCTTGAACTCGAAGGTTTCGAGAAAAAAGTTACCGAACTTCAGGGTCAGGTCACAACCTTGACCGAGACAAACAAGACAATGGAAAAAGACCTGGCTATCGCGACTACCAATGCACAGACAAAGGAGAACGAGATCGAGGCCGAGAAGGTTACAACAAAAGTCCTTTCTACATCGAGCCTCCCGGAAGGCTTACACGGCAAGGTAAAAGGACATGTTGACCATACGAAGTTCAAGACTGAGGCCGGCACTCTCGACAAGGAGAAGTTCACCACGGCATTCACGGCAGAGGTAAAGGACTGGGAAGGTAAACTGAAAGGCAAGGGCGGAGATATCGGCGGCGGAGACGCAAAGGTAGAAGGGGAGACGGACTCCAGGACCGAGAAACGCGGCTTCTGGAAAAAGGCTCTCAACGGCGACAAAGGTAAAAAATAAAAATCGTTAACCCCATAAAAGGAGGAACAAAAAAATGGAACAGCAGGGTGCTTCATACGTAGGGAAGACTACAGATTCCCAGCTTATTTCGAGCACAGGGATGACCAGCTTTACGCCGGTTGTCATTGTAGGCGCTCAGGCGGCAACTTATCCCAAGGGGGCCGCGATGAAAGACAGCGCAACGGCAGGGCTCAGGGAGAGGTATACAAACGGTGAGGTGGTTTCGGCAGAGGAGGTGTCTGCATCCGCAAACGGCACCGACCTCGTATTCGACCTCGCTAACTCAGGAGTAGACAGGGACACCCTTGTAGGATACGTGGACGGAATTGAAACGGCGTGTCAGTTGCTTGCAGGGACCGGGACCAATGGCGTAGACCAGATTCTCTTTGCAGTGGCTCCAGCAGGGGCAACAGCGGTTTCTGCCGACTACACCGTGAAACCTGTATTCACTGGCGCCTGCATCTTGGCCGAGGCTGTAACAACCACGGCTGCGGGTGGCAACGTAACGACCAACGGCTTTATCGAGGGCAACATCGACCTCAGTATGGTTCTTGATTCATCTGGAGTCGAAGTTGACAGTTATTTCAAAGATGCACTTCCGAAAGTACGGTTTGAATAATTAAACAATATTGAAATGGGTAAGAGAACCTGATCGAGTCAATTGGTCAGGTTTTTTATTGCCCGGCAAAAAAGGAGGATATATGCCGTTAGAAGACATTCAGGCATTGATGGACGAAATCACGGATGCTGTCCCTGAGAAGTCCGACAAGAGCAACTTGCTCTATGTGAGCAAATTCGAGGGTAAGGCGACCCAGGTGGCCCTCAATGAAATTTCATGGGTTGTGAACGAAGAAAGCTATGGTATTGCGCCGATAGTTTCTTCGATGCAGAACTCACCTACTGCACCGCAGGGAACCTACGGACAGTGGAAGTCCGGAGGTATTGAATCCAGACACATTAAACCCTTCACCAGAGATGAGCTTCAGAACATCCTGACACCGGATGCGAAAAAGAGAATCAGTGAGGCTCACCACCTCGAAAGGGAAGCGATCAATTCTGTCGAAAGACAGTACAGGCTGATCGAGTATGTCGCTCACTGCGTAACAGCCAGGGGCTCCCTGACATATGTTGACAACCAGGCCAATAATCGGAAGAAGGTCAGTATGTCTTTCCCGATTCTCACGAAGACTGCAACCTCAACATGGGCCACGGCAAGTAACGATATCGTCACCCAGATGGAATCGTGGCTTGACCATTATGCTCTTGTCGGCAATGGGAGGCCGAAGGCTATCCGTATGACCACGAAGGTCTGGAGGTACATCAGAGACAATACCGCGATCAAAACATACATCAATAACGTGCTAAGAATCGGCAAAGGTGATTTCCTCGGTGGAGTTGTTACCCCTCAGATTGTATGCGATGCGTTCAACTGGCCCCCGATTGAGATCTACGACGAGAGGTGTCCGCTGGAGTTCACCGTAGCCGCCGCTGTAACAGGTGGTGCCGGTGCAGCCACAATCACACTGAAGGACGGGACATTCGGACTGAACGTGGGCGATGACATCATGGTCGGGTATAATTCGACGTTAGGAACGTACACGAAGGCCGTGGCAATCACAGCCGTTACCGATGGAGTAAGTATCGTTACTGCGGCGCTGTTATCTGGGACTGACATTGCCGCCGATGAGAAGATCCACGCAAAACCGTACTTCTTCCCGAGCGACCGGATACTCTTCGTTCCCAACGAGGATTCGACCAGCAACATCGAGTTCATAAGGATGCCGTTCGGTATATCTGTTAGCGGCAGCAACGTCCAGATACTCGACAGGTATGGCATCTACATGGATGCTTTCGCGGGGTCCGTTGAACCAGACCTCGTTGTTTTTAAAAGGTTTTGGGATCGCTTCGCGTTCCGCATCAATCCAAGAGCTTATATGTCTTGTGATGTAATTGTCTAAGATGAAATCGCATAGGCAGAAAGAGGGTAAGCGTCCTTTACTCCTTTCTGCCTATGCAAGATTACGGGGAGGTCGATGCGGCAGAATTATAGTCATTCTATAGAGACTAAACGAAAGATGAGTGAATCCCATAAAGGGAGAGTTTTTTCTGAGGAACATCGACGGAAGTTAAGTGAAGCACAGAAAAGAATAGGGACCAGACCTCCTTCAAGGTCTGGGATTAAAACTTCAGAGGAAACAAAAAGAAAAATCAGCGAGGGGAATAAGGGTAAAGTTATATCGGAAGCGCAACGGAAACAAATAAGTGAAAGGATGAAAGGTAATGTTCCTTCAGGAGAGACAAAAGAAAAGCGCAGATTGAAACGGAAGGATTACAAACCCACAGAGGAGACATGTAGGAAAATAAGTGAAAGTTTAAAAGGTCGTCCAATGTCTGATAAAGCCCGTGCTGCTTTATCATTTAAAGGCAGAAAGCATTCAGTAGAGACACGCAATAAACTGCGAGAATAACACATCGGTAAACAGAAAGGCGACAAAAACCCAGCATGGCGAGGGGGAACTTCGTTTGAACCTTACGGGTTGGAGTTCAATGAAGATTTAAAAGAAGTAATAAGAAACAGGGACCGACGCAAATGTGTGATATGTGAAAAGACGGAGTTGAAAAATGGGAAAGCCTTACCCATACATCACATTGATTATGTGAAAACTAATAATAACCCAAACAATCTTGTGTCTCTATGTCGCACATGTCATAGCAGAACAAATCATAACAGGGAGCACTGGATTCAATTCTTTAAGGGGAGAACTTTAAAATGGAAAAGACAGTCAAACAGAAAAAAGTAATTAACCACCACTGGGGGCTTTGTGATGCAAAGGGGCAGGATTTCCCCGTGGGAGTTCCAATCGACGGGACACCTGAACTCATTGCCCTGGCCAAGAGCGGGAAGCAGAGAAACGGCAAGGTCATGGTGACGTTTGTTGAAGAAGCCCCAACCTTAGACAGTGCCGAAATAATGATGCCGTTTGAGGGCGACGTTGAGATCGCCCAGGAACACAAGCAGCCCGCAGTAAAAGCACCGGAGAAAGCGAATGGCTAAAGTCTTCACAGTCGCCGAGATGCAGAGCATGGTTCTTGACCGGATAAATAAGATCAAGAAACTGAGCACTGTGTTTACCCAACCCGAGTCGGTAGATGCCTACGATGCGGCGGTAAGGGAATGCGGGTTCTCTGTGCCTGTGACTGGGGATGACGATATCAACCTGAAGAACGAGTGGCTCATCAAAAGGATGGGCTTCTGGTTTTACTACATGGTCCGCGAGCGCCACCTTCTGTTGGTGGACTCCGGAGATATCAAGGCGTCAGAGATAGTTAAGAACCTGACGAAGATACTTGACGGGTTCAACGCTGAGTTCGAGAAGGCGAAGACGAGTGACACGACGAGCTTTTTATTCACCGAGGCTGGGAATGTGTTCGGCAGTGATCCGATGGTTCTACCGTCAGGGTTCGTGAACGACAGCATCGGTGAAGACATTACGACATATGATACGAGTCTATTAGGATGAAAGAACTCTCAGTATTGGCTGATATCCGGGAGGCGCTGGGATGTGGGCATAAGCCAATGCAAGATGAACTGGTCGTGAAAGTGAAGCAGCTTGTTAAGGTAGCAGGGGTTCTGGAAGTGGAACATGCCGAGATTCAAAAGTTCATGGCGGGGTTCGGGAAAGAAAAGAAATGTGGCTGTGACGCCTGCTGCACAATACGGGAGATATTCAAGAAATGATTTTAGACCCTGAAATCGAGCTCGCGGGGGTACCTTGTGAGATAGTACGCACAGGGGGCAACCTGACAACATATATCGTGTCGGCCAGTATTGGGCGCGTGGCTGGCAAGTTCAGGGCCAACCCGGAGGAGATACATCAGAACGGATATCTTCTACCGACAGACTGCGGCGCTGTAATTGGAGATCTCTTTCTGAAGGATGGAGAATACTATCTCCTCATGACCTTCGAGAAGATGTACGACAATGGGGAGCATTCCTGCTACCGGGGGCAGTTGTTTAAATGTAACTCGGTCGTGGACGTTTATTATTACAGCGACGCGACGAAGAAACATACGACACTGCATGAGTCCGGCGTCCATTGTCTCATTACTCAGTCGCGGTTGAGCGAGATCAACGAAGACAAGGCGTACATGATGAGGGATTACCGAGGCCGGACCCAGCCTTTTAATTTCTATGCTCAGGAGTCATGTGGGATACTGGGCGAAGGGAAGACAATTATAGTAGACCAGGACTCGAGACGCTTCAGGGTCTTGAAAGACTTCAACCCTTTCATTGCTGACAATATTTTAACCACAGCGGTTGAGTGGGAGAACTGATGTTTAATTTTGTGGTGGATGAGAAAAGTGAAGCGATTGATATATTGAATAGATTAAGTAGAGTCCCTTCACAGAAACTTATGAAGCGTATCCAATATAGAGTGGTTTACGGGATGACACCCCAAGGGACTCCAATTGGAGGGAACGACTCTTTAGTAGATCAATGGCAGAAGAAATGGAAGTCTGACCTTAAGAAACTTGATGCCCCGAGGAATGTTTACGAAGTAATTAAAAAAGTTGTAATGGGTAATCTTCGGCGCGGATTTTTCACTGAGAGCTCTTTGCGAAATATAAAAGGGATTATTAATGGTAATTCAATGTCAGCGGGATTCACAGGGAACTGGGGAGATCAAGGCAAAAAAGGAGAGGCCCCCTTCGGCAAAGTTTTAAGGGAGTTAGACAAACTTTTTGCAAGCAACAAGGTCACAAATTTATATCCGGCAAACACTCAAATTCATTTTGATTCCAACGGTAAAAGAATCCGTCATGCGAGAGTCGGGGCATTCGTTAAGCGGGACCGATGGAGCATGAAAGTGAAAAGTCTGATCCATAGCAAGAAGATCAATCTTAATGCTCCAGTCACAGCATCGGCGCAAGGGATTAAATGGCCCGACTTTGCAAAGAAATATTTCGGCTTACGAGATTTCCCTTTATCTCCTGAACCGTTCGATAGCAAACGATGGAACAAGGGGAGATGGGGCGCTGATGATTTCTTCACTATCACTCCGGGTATGGAAGCCGACGTGATGGGATTTATTTGGAATGACATCAATAGCGTATTGACTGGTGAAAAAAACTTACAGGACGATATTAGCGGAAGTAGTATGGCGGCAATTAGCAAGGTAGCCAAGATCGAAGAAGGGTTTGAAGATAAAGATTCTGGTGAGAAACAAGGCAGGGACGTTGATGATGTCACTTGGGACATCGACGCTGAGGAAAGAGCGACACTTGCAGAAGAGTCGTCTGAGTCGTTCTGGCAGCACGCCAGGATTATTAAGAGCGGTAAGTTATCTAAAGATGAAGCAGCGCGTGCGAGAGAGATATTGAAAGAAGCGCACCCAGAATTGTATTTTGAAGCGTTTGAGAAACAAACAAAGAAAGGTGCCCGGCGCACAGTCACATCTAAATATGATTATATTTTAAAGAAAGCTACTCCGATGAAGGGAGAGCATGTCCCGATTCCAGGGGTAGATGAACCATATAAGGAGCGATCTCATCAGGTAGTAGCAGAGAGAGGAATTATCGGGAGGCAATACCCTAAGCTGAAGGATCGTAGGCGTCGGAACGCAAGAAAAATGAATGCCCTCAATGAAGTGTTTCAGGCGGTACGAAGGAAAAAGGCGGCGGTTGCGCCACCTCTCTATCCAACGCATACACCTGGTGGGCCGGCACCGAAAAAAGTGAAAAGGAAAGGGCCTTATGAAGTATATCCCAGCGGAGAAAACATTGGACTGAAACATCCTACAGGGCGTGAACGTAATATAGAGTCCAGAATTGATACTGAGTCAATCATGGGGAAATTGAGGTTAGAGGCATTAAGATGGGGATCTTCTCAAAAGAAGAAGCGGGGTAAAAAGAAATGAGTGCATTAACAGTACAGAATGCCATCGTTTCTAAATTCAGAAGCAATGCGGCTCTCGACGCAGAGTTTTCTGCCACGTTAACTGGAACAGTCACGTCTCTCACGACGGCTGTTACTGGAGTAGGGACCGCATTCACAACTGAATTGAAAGTTGGCGATTACATTGGGGACATAACCCACGGATACAGGAAGGTTACGGTAATCACTGACGATACGCACCTGACAATTGAATCAGCGTTCTTATCAGAGTATGCTGCTGGGGCAACGAAGCGCTCTGACATTAATAAGGGGATGTCGGACAAGCTCAACCTCACGGAGATAGGTAAGACACTGAGGGTGGTACTTCTTATGACTGCTGATGTAAATGGGATGGCAGCAGGAAGTAGGGTTTTAGTAGGGTATGGTTTTGTACTCGCGTTAGGTTTCTATGAGCCAGACATCGAGAAGACCGATGAGAGGATATCCTTCTACGATACCCTGCTACGTAACGCAGTCGATGTCGATCCAACCTTCGGGAATGTTTGCGAAGGAATTACTGACATGGAAACTTTTGATGTCGGGGAGAATTTTGACGCTGAGGGAGTCTATGAGGGGAATTTACCTCTCATGTGCTACAAGATGGAAACCCGAGGCGCCCGTTGATATGGCCCAGATTATATGCGGCTGCGGTCGTAAATTATTCGACGGCCTCATTTTTAAGGGAGTCAGCGTCGCGCAGTTCAGCCTGGGGTTTGCAAATATAAAGTGTAAAAATTGCTCTCGATGGAACGAGAGAATAGACGCCCGGATATTTCTCGGGGTAGATTTAAACTATGATTTCAGGGGAGATGTGAAATGAAAAACAGACTTGGTGGTTCAATGTTTATCCGAAACGGTATTCGGTATGATTACTGTTTCAGGGAGGCGCTGGCAAGCCTCTGTGCTGTGTGTGATGAAGTAGTTATCCTTGATGCCGGCAGTGATGACGGGACGATAGACGTGCTTAAAGAGATCGCTGCGAATACGGTAAATCTGACACTGTATACCGGCGCAACATGGGAGTGTGAGCGCCCAGGGTATCCCGGCAAAGACCGGCTTGCAGTTCTGGCAAACCAGGCCAAGGATTTGTTGAGCCCAGCATGTAACTGGCATTTTATGCTTCAGGCCGACGAAGTGATTCACGAGGATTCGTTTCCCGCGATCAGGAAGATTGTGGAAGAGGATGACCCTGCAATGCTGGCCGTTGCTGTGAGACGGTTGAATTTATACGGCGATATGAATCATCACGTCAGACTTGGGGATATGCCGGCAGGCTTCGGTAAACCCTGCAACGATGCCCCTATTCGGTTAGCGAGGCGTCAATATGTAGCCCTCGGAGATGCTGAATCCCTCGGAGGAGTCCCTTCCCACAGCGACTTCAATTTCGATTATGTGGACCGCATCATTACTTTTCATTACGGGTATGTACGCAACCCGATAGTGGAAGTCAATAAGGTTCTTGATATGCAGGGGTGGTTCGGCTGTGGGCAAGATGAGCGGATTAAAAGAATGAAGGCTGAATCAAAACCTTATGACCCATTTGAGATAATGCCGAGAGAATGCCACGAGGAGCTTCGTATTACGCATCCGAGTTTTTCAAGACAGTGGGTAAGCCAGAGAGAGGGGATGTTGAAATGGTAAAAGCTATTTGCAATGTCCCTGGTAGCCTTGAATTGCTGGAGGCATTGACCCGTGTAATAATCGGGACAAGAACAGGGTCCATGATCGACGTTTGTTGTGGTGAGGCACATATCACCAAGAAGCTGAATCAGTTTCAAACGAGAGTGGCTGTTGACGTACAGGAAAGGTTCCCGGATGCTCCAGGTGTACAATTCTACGTCGCAGATATATTTAAAGAGCACCACATATTCGACAATCGTTACGATGTCTCAATATGTCACGACGCCATTGAGCACTTCAGTAAAGAAGAAGGCCGCTATCTTATGCGTTTAATTGAGAACATATCGGATGTTTGCATGTTCTTTACCCCGATGCAGGGGTTCGACTCAGATATTGATTACGAGCCACAAAAAGCATCCCATACCGTCAAGGAGGCCACTGGGGTCGAGTATCCTGATTGTCACAAGAGCGGCTGGCTTCCGCATGAGTTTGAGAAGACTGATTATGCCGTTCTTGAGTTCCCTTGTTGGCACGGAGAAATGGGCGCTTTTGTATTTTGGCGGTCGTCAGATACAATGGACGAATTCAATAGGGCGTGTGAATTACTTATGCCCTATGGTGTGACGAGGATAGTATCATGATAATCGACTGCACGACATTCTTTAACGAGTTCGACCTGCTCGTCTTAAGGCTTAATTATCTGAAAGACTCGGTGGATTACTTTGTTATTGCTGAGGGCACAGAAGGGCACAGCGGAATACCGAAGCCTTTATACTTGAAGGAAGTCCTTGAGAAGAGAGAACTCGATTTGCCGTATGAGAAGATAATCCATGTCGTTGTAGACGACATGCCACCGATAGTCAACGGCAACTGTTGGCCGCGTGAACGTCATTCGAGAAATAAGATTCTGAGCTATTTAACCCATCTTAAAGATGACGACATTGTTATGTATTCTGACATGGATGAGATACCGGATAAAAGGTTTATCGGTAAGACAGGGACTTTCCCTATGCCCTTATGTTATTACTGGCTCAATGTTGTCGGGGCTTATCCTGAAGGCGTTACTCCTATATTATGGAACGGGACGTTCGCTTTTCCATATTCCGTAATAAAGACAACTGATTTCCAAACTCTCAGGGACACGGTAGCGCAACACCCGAAAGTTCATACCGGATGGGCCGGCTGGCATTTCTCTTATCTCGGGAAGGATGATTTCATAAGAACGAAGATAAAGAATAGCGCCCACAAAGAGAACGATAACGATACGGGTGTAAACTTTCATCTTCACCGAATACAAAATTTCATCAATGGCAGTAGGGAGTCCCTAAGTGAGATCCCATTCGATACGGCGCATCTTCCCGATTATCTGGTCAATAATAGAGAGAAGTTTTTGCGGCATATATGGAGACCAGCATAATGAAAGTGCAATTCGGGAGTGGGGATAATATATTGGCGGGTTGGGTTAATACTGATGTAGATAAACCCTCGTGGCATCCGTCAATTCCTATAGACATCTGCCAACCATTGCCATACAAAGATAATTCAGTAAGGCTTATTTTCTGCGAACACGTTATTGAACATATTACGCACGGAGAAGCAGTTAAGTTTCTTAAAGAAGCCTACAGGGTATTACAACCGAAAGGGGTTATACGTTTGGCATTCCCAGACGTTGAAAGAATATCTCGGTGCTCTCAGTCATATATCCAGGAACTTCAAAAAGTTGGAATGTCAGACGGGACACTTCTTACCTGTATTGAAAATATTATCCATAACCATGAGCATAAAGCATTCTGGACAGCATCTATAATGAAAACGATTCTCAATGCGGTTGGTTTTTTTACCATAGATGCGAGCCTCGGCAAGTCTGAATACTTTCCTGAGTTAAGAGGACTTGAATGTAAAGGGCAGACAAACAATGGCATTAATAATTTCATTAACTTTATTGAAACATCTGTCGTTGAGGGAATGAAGTGAGAAAGGTTTTTATTGACTGCGGGGCTCACAAAGGAGAATCTTATGCGAAATTTCTCCGCGACGTTAAGGATCACGAGTTGTGGGGATATTATTCTTTTGAAGCTAACCCAGGACTCGATTGCCCAACACCAAACCTTATTCGTAAAGCCGTATGGGTAGAGGATGGGAGAACATATCTTTTCAAAGGGGCTCATGACGATCTCACTCTCGGGTATACAATTATGTCGGATGCATATGCTTCAATCGAAAAAGTTACCCCTTATGCAATGGTTTATACCATTGATTTCAGTAGATGGGTTCGTGAGAATTTCAGCAAAGATGATCACATAGAGTTAAAACTGAATATTGAAGGGGCGGAGTTTGCTGTTCTTAAGAAAATGATTGACGAGGGCACAATTGATTATATAAATCGTTTGTATGTTCATTGGCACTCCATGCAGTACGATCATCGGGGGCTTATTACCCCTATCTTGAAGGACATAAAAGAGAGAGGAATCCCTATGGACTTCTGGGACATTACAAAATGAACAGATTATTCGTAGGGAAACATACATATGGGCATACCAACATTGCCCTGAACTTCTGGGATGGGGATGTCGCTGTTTGCCGGATAGGGGCTTATTGTTCTATCTCTACGGGGATTTCAGTATTTTTGGGAGGGGACCACAGGCATGACTGGGTTACAACCTTTCCATTCCCTGAGAGGTGGAGAGTAAAACAGATAAAATGTGATGAAAAGTCTCATCGCGGGAAAGGAGATGTGATAATAGGGAACGACGTTTGGATAGGCTCGGACGTTACGATATTATCTGGCGTGACAATTGGAGATGGGGCCGTAATAGGTGCCTGTAGCGTTGTGACGAAAGATGTTCCGTCCTACTCAGTGGTAGCCGGCAATCCTGCGAGGGTCAAGAAACTAAGATTCAGTGAGGTACAAATACAGAACTTATTGAACCTGAAATGGTGGGAGTGGAATGACGAGAAAGTTTTAGAAGCCATACCACTACTGCTCAATAGCGATATAGATAAATTTTTAAACACGTACAAAGGGGAGAATTAATGTTAACCGTAAGCGTTGCCGTCATGAATCCTGACACAGAGATGTTCAAAAAAATGGTCACATCTCTCGTCAAGCATACGCCTGAGATGTCGAAACTTATTGTCTTCGATAATGACCCGGAGAATGACGCATGGGTGAAGTGTATCGACGAAGAACTGCCCACTCATATTGCATTCATAAGACAGAAGGTGGGGGTTAATATTGGTTTTGGTGCGGCACATAATATGAACCTCGAAGAAGCGGATACCCCATACTTTGCCGTGCTGAATGACGATGTGGAGTTCTTCGAGAACTGGAGCTCTCCGATGATTGAGACGCTTCAGGATGAGAAAGTTGGGCAGGTCGGAATGATGACGCATCAGTGCAATTCTCTCAATGCAAAGGCCCAGGGGTATTACACGGAGACGGATAACCCGGAATATGTCGAGGGGTCCTGCTTCATGATGAGGACATCGGTAGCGAAGCAGTTCGGACTCTTCGATCCAGCATATGAGTTTGCGTACTACGAGGATGGGGATCTGAGCCTCCGTCTGAGAAAGGCCGGGTATATTTTAAAAGCCATCAATACGAGATGGATACATTACCGGGCCAAGACTTCATCTAAGAACCCTGTCGATATAAGAGGACATCAGCTTAATAACGAGCACGTATTTAAATCCCGGTGGAACAATTACATTGCAAATAAGAAATTCACTCCCCTGATGGTGGTGAAACGTGGCGGGGCATATGGTGACGTGTTTTTGCTTGAGCCAGTATTGGAGGCCCTGAAAAAGAAGTATGGCTGTGCTATCGCGATCATGAGTCAGGTCCCGGAAATGTTGATCCACAGCCCCAATATTGACGGGCACTTCCAGTATCAGGCACCAGCCCAATGCGAATACTTCGTGGACCTCGATTATTCATACGAAAGGGATTTCAGGAAGCATATAGTCGATGCGTACGCGCAGCTTTCTGGTGTCACCGTTACGCGGAAACATGGGACAGTCTATACGTCTGCTGCTGACCAGAAGACAGTCGGCAGAATGCTGAATGGTCTCGAGGGTTTCGTGACTGTCGATCTCAGCACAACATGGGGAGCGAAACAGTGGCCGAAAGAGCAATACGGTAAATTAATCCTTGCCTTGAAAGATATGGGCAAGACGGTTGTGGGGATAGGGAAGACAGATCAGTACATAGGGAACGTGGGGATCGACTACAATTATGTGAATGTGTTAACCCCTCTCCAGACGGCAGAGTTCATGTCACATGCAGACATGCACATAGGGCACGAAGGATTACTCGGACATTTCGCCCAGGCGATTAATATAAAGCACGTCATAATGTACGGCTGCACATCTCCAGAGTTCGTGAGCGATACTTCTTTGGAGACATGGCAAGGGGTGATAAGCCCCCTGGCTTGTCAGGGTTGTCGGCATAGGTTCGCAGCGGGATGTAGCGTGCATTGCCACCGTGACAATGCCTGCATGAAGGCAATCACTGTTGATATGGTGCTCGATAAAGTCGGGACGTTCAGCGAGGCACTGACCGTATGAAGATCACCTATTGCAAGGCCAACGACAACGGGCAGGGCCATTACCGCATGGAGAACCCCGCAAGGCTTATGTCTCAGGACCACCAGGTTGAATGCCGGAAGGGGTTCAACCTGTCGGATAGGCTGCTTGTAGAAAGCGACCTCGTTATATTGCAGATGCAGGCTGAGGAATCGTGGATAGGCGTTATAGAAGAGGGGCATAAGAACGGCTGTAAATATGCGTATGAACTCGATGACAATATCTTCGCTTTCCCGAAGGATTTTATCTTAAAGAAGTTCTGGACCAATGAGGTCATAGGAAAGGCCGCAAAGGTCATTAAGGCTTGCGATGCCGTGATCACATCGACAGTACCTCTGGCCTATGTCGTGGGTGGGTACAGCGAGAACGTGAATCTGATGCCGAACTTCATTACGGCAGAACCCGATGGAGAATTCCAGGAGCACAAGAATGTGCGAATTGGCTGGGCCGGTTCGGGGGTCCACAATATCGACTTTGATAATTACGTTGTCAACGCGCTCTTAAACATCAAGGAGATATACGGCGACCGTGTGGAACTGATATTTGTCGGGTGGATGCCCCCGGCGCTGAGAGGGATCGCTTCTTTTTTCCCATTCAGGCAACCCGGCGAGTACCTGAACTTCATGAGGACCCTCGGGATTGACATCGGGATTGCACCGTGCAAGACGTTCGACTTCAACCAGAAGCGCTCGAACGTAAAGTTCCTGGAATACTCGATCAATAAAACTGTCACCGTGGCTTCCGACATATATCCGTACCGGACCAGCATCCCGATGAGCGCCGGCTATGTGGTCAGGAATAAGACCCATGAGTGGATTAAGACACTCAGTAATCTGATCGAGAACGGGACAACGAGGAAACGTATGGCGGAAACAGCGTATTCCTTCGTGAAAAGACATTACATGCTGGCCGACCAGAAAGATCGGATTCAGAATATGTATATCAGAATTATGAATTAAAGAAAACAATTTAACCCCTGAAATTAAAGACCTGATAGTCACAAGCTGTCAGGTCTTTTTATTTCAACCAAAGGAGGGAATAAGCAATGATTGCAACAGAGAGAAACTCAGTCCTCGCAATAGAACTGGAGAAGGCTGCGGTAGCGACGCAGTGTTTTACCAGTGGCGTAGCAGCGACATTTGAAGATGCCAACCACGGGCTTGCCGTAGGTGATGTCTTTGGGACAAACGTGTATGGCTTCAGGACAGTTACGGCGGTAGATGGAGCGGCTGTGACAGTTGATTCGGCATTTATCACCAATATGCCAACCAACACTGATGTTGAATCTCAGGAATACGGTGTTGACCCGACAATCGCCGCAGCGGACAGAATAGAGTTCGTCTCGGTAGATTTTAAGTCCGACCGGCCCGAGATCGTCAACCCTGAAATTGACAACACGTTTGATGAGAAGACAGGCTCTCAGGGACAGGAGAATTTGACGGGCGATATCGGCATTGCGCTCCACGGTAAAGGCACGGCAGGGCAGGCTCCAGATGCCGATGTGTTATGGCAGTGTGCTATAGGAGAGAGAAGCCAGCACGTCGCAGTTGCCACACATGGTTCGATTGCATGTACCACCACAGTCTTAACCCTCGTATCAAATGATGGCGCAGACCTGAAGATTGGCAATCACCTTCTCGTTGACATATCAGCAACGGGTGACGGCTCGGCATACGAAGGCACAATGGTAACTGCGATAAGCGGGGATGAAGTCACAGTGTCTCCTGCACTAACCTCAGCGCCAACAATCAACGTAGCAATCACAGCAGGTATTCACTACAGGCCAACCCTGACAGAGCTTCATAGCTTCTGGGCTCAATACTGGCGTGGCAATATCACCAAAGAGACTTACAAGGGCAACAAGGTCAGTGGCGTCCAGATTGACTTCACTGCCGGCCAGCCCGTTCTTCCGAAGTTCACGACACAGGGCAAAGAGACCGCTGATGCTGTGTCTGAGGCATGTTCCTTGGCAGCAAACACCGCAGATACCGGGACAATGCATATCGCGAGGTACATGGCCGTGAAAGTAACGCGGAATAGTGTATCAACGCTATACCCTGTGTCAAATGTCAGCCTCAATGTAGCTAACGAACTCTACCCGAGGACTGATGTTACGAAGGGTGGGCTCCATTCTCTCGTCAGAACAAAGAGGACAATTACTGGTTCATTCTCCCTCTTGTATGAGAACAAGGATGTTGAGGATGCGTTCAAGGCGGGGTACGAATACGAACTCTTCATCCTGACCAGTAGCGGAGCAGCACAGCCGGTTCCAGGCAACGTATACTGCTTTACCTTGCCGAAGATCAAATACACTGCGGCCCCGAAGAGCATAGACAGCGGGTTGCACAAGTATGACGTTACGTTTAAAGCGTACAAGGGTGGCACAACTCTCACGAAAGAAGACAGTATCTTCGTGAGCGCACTGTAAACGAACGACAAGGTTCGCTACCTTGTTCAGGAAGAGAGGGCCGGCATCTCCCCTGTCGCGTCCCTCTCTTTTCCTTTTAACTGGAGAATATGACAAATAACACAGTTTTCACAGATGCCGAGGTTGAATTCGTTGACGACCAGGTGGACTGGTACAAGGAGATGATTCGCCTGGCCGGGGGGAGACGAGTATGCAGCTTGGACAATAGGCGCAGAGCAATGGCACTCGATAACTGGCGCCGGGCGATGGCCCTTAATAATGTGCGAAGAACTTTTACGGTAGGAGATTAACGATGGCCACAATAAAAGAACTGGTTCTACATGTAGACGATCTCCAGCCTTATTATCCGGTAACGGTCAAGAACGCTGACGGGACCACGGTGGATCTGTCGGGGGCCGCTATAACCTGCACGATGCAGCTTATCAAAGACGGGACCCTGAAGATTGATGCCCAGTCTACAGGGATCAGTATCGCGGATGATCAGGTGGCAAATAAGGGGCAGTTCGATTACGAGTGGCAGGATGGAGACACGGATACAGCAGGGAAGTATCGTATCTGGTTTGAGGTGACGCCAACCCAGGGGGGCAAGTTTACGATCCCCCAGGGAGACGAGGAAGCACTGGTGAGGATCATATAGGGAGAGGATTAACCTTCTTCCACAACATAAACCCAAAGCAATAAGCCGAAGCAAGGAGGCATCATGCTGGTAAAATTAATCCCGAAAGGGGAATACGACTACACACTTAAACACGAACGCGAAGGATATGTAGACAAGAGACTCACTGACCTGAAGGCCGAACTGGAGGATCTCGAGAAGACCCCGGAGAAGTTTGAGGAGATCGAGTTCAAGAAAGAAGAGATCAAAATTTACGAGAAGTTTGCCGCAGAAACCAAGAGGAAGTTGGAGGAGCACGGTCCAACCCTTTTCCGCATAGTCAACATCAAAGAGAAAGACGTTATCATCGCCGCTGCAAGGCACAATATCCCCATCACAGACAGGAAGAACGCCGGACAGAATATCATGTCTGGCATCCTTTCCCACTCAGAAATCAAGAAGCTCACAGCCTACGACATGGGGTTCAGGGGTTACAAGAACCTGCGGGATGAAAACGGCGAGCTTATCCCAGACACCGATAAGGATATTATCTTGCAGGTCAGGGAGTCTCTTCCGTCGCAGGTCAAACTGGAACTTGGCGCCCAGATCATCGGGGAAATAACGGAGGAGGAAGCAAAAAACTAATTCGGACCGTTTTGGTATTCGAGTGGATCTCGGATAACAAGAACGGTCATATGTGGACGTGTGATTATTGTGAAGAGAATGAGCTACAGGGCGGAAGGAATTGCAGAGGTGAGCATCCTTCCAACCTGTTTCAAGGGCACGGGGTTTTCGACCAGGTGCTCATGGAGTGCCCGGTCGGACTGATTGATGAAGACTGGGTATCAGTCGTGAATACAATCCTCTCCTGTGAAGGAGGGGGGATGTCAATCAATAGGATAATGCCGTCTCAGTTGTTTGAAGAGACGGCATTTTACGTATCGGCAAGACGCATCATTCTGTTCGAGCAGAGACGCATCGAGCAGTACAAAAAGATGAAAGAGGAAAAAAAGAACAATGGCAAATAGCGGTCCTAAAAATCTGAGCATACAGATAACGGTTCTCCCACCTAATCCTGCTGACCTTAAGAAGACTACAGACGCTATCTATACCCAGTTCAGAATCCTCTCCAGTGATATTCACTACCGTTTCAATTTACTCTTCAGGAGTCTTAATATCCAGCAACTCATCTCCCAGGTCAATGAGGCGAAGAAGCTCATGGCCGGGGGGATGACTGGCGGGGTAGACTTCAAGGGCTCGGCAGAGTTCGAGAAGATGACGAAGCAAATCAAGGCGTCCAGCGTAGAGATCGACAACCTGAAGAGGAAGTTGATCGAGCTTAAACAGGTGGGGGCAACACAGCCTGTTGAAGTAAAGAAAGCAGTTTCTACGTTCATTCCCTATTCAGCATCGCAGAGTGAGGATATTAAGCGCAAGATGTCACAAGAGTTGGCATGGACTGAGGAACTGGACCGCAAAGCAATTGCGAAAGCGAAGAAAAAGCAAGATGCTCTGGATGCGCTCGCTAACAGGAATGCTCAAATGTCAGGGGGTGGTCCTCGTGGAGCACATACGGACGTAGCGGGACTTTACAATCTTAGCGAATCTACCGGCGTATATACCCGGCTCGGGTCAAAGCAGCGAATACAGGAACAGTTAAGGGGCGAGACACAGACCCGTGAAGAGCTTAACCGGCTCCTGCAAGATATCAGCGAAAAACGTCAAAAGGTTGCCGAAACCAATAGAAGCGTTGAATCACAGTGGCAAGACTTGGAGAGGAAACGCTTGGACCAAACCATAAAGAGTAATATGCCTCGCAAACTCTATGGGATGTTGAAACCTGGAGAAGGTGAGTTCCTCGCCCGGAACACAACGACATTAAATGAGGCTTTCTCCAGCGTGATACAAGATAGATTCGGGAACGGAGCCGCTACCAGCAAGAATTACGGGCAGCTTATTAAAGACACTAAAATGCTGATCGAGGCGACTAAGGGTTTCCCTGAAGCAAGAACACAGTTGCTCTCATATATGGATTCTTTGATAACTAAGATACCCCCTGCCGATGAGCAAGCAAAGCGATTCCTTAAGACGATGCAGAAGCTCCACTCCTCAACACTATATGGGAAAGTGTTACCCAGCGTGGCGAAGCAAACTGGGATATCTTCTGACATTCTATCTGACTATGGGCTATCCGAGTCAGAGTTGAAACGGATGGGGTCATTATATGGAGCCCTGAGAAATGCTCAGTTAAAGGGGACAAACATATCTGCCAACCAAGCCAAAGAAATACAATACCTTGCGGGGAAATATAAAGAGTTTGGTGAGGCAGTGAAGATGGCGGGGGTGAATTTAGATCAGTTTATTAATAAACAAAAAGGTGCTGCCGCTGGAGCGTCACCCTACGACAAACTCTACGGGAAACTCGAAGGGGCATTGAAGCATACAGACGCGAGGGAGATGCAGAAATACTGGACCCAGCTTATCTCGGGTGACACGATAAAAGGTTCCGGTCCGTTACAGGCGAAAGGGATCAATAGTGGTGTCGCAGCGGAAGTTATGCGGATGAAGACGGAATCACCAGAGGCATTCAAGAAGATGCGGGATCTGTTTCAGTCATACGGCGTGGAAATAGATAAGACACATGGGAAGATGGGATCGTTTATCGCGTCAACCCGTAACTTCATAAAGTTTCAGCTTGAATGGTTTGCTGGTGCAGGGACAATCTTTGCGGTAATTGGGGCTTTCAGGCAACTCAGTTCTGTCGCTCTCGAGTTTGAGTACACAATGAAGAACATCCAGGCGATAACTGGGGAGTCCGATGAGAATATCTCATTACTTGCAGAGACAACAAAGCAACTCGCTACCGAAACCCCTGTCGCGGCAATAGAGATCGCCAAGATAGGGCTGCAACTTATCAGGGCCGGCATGAGTGCTCGTGAAGCATCCCTTGCGATGGAGACGGTAACGAAGGTAGTGACGCTTACTGGAGAAGACGCAAAGACGGTTGGCAATACTATTACGACAGCTTTCTTCGCCTGGGGTATGGCGATGGGTGACTCAGCAAAGAACATACAGAAAGCCGGCGAGATAATAGCTGGGACCCTGAACTATTCTCGTCTCCAGGTTGAGGATCTTGGTGAGGCGTACAACTACTTCGGAGCGGTAGCGAAGGCGTTCAATAAGAGTTTTCTTGAGACAAACGCAATCCTTGCAGTGTTCTCAAACTTGGGGTACAGGGCAAGCACTATCGGTACAGGTATGGCACAGTTATTGTCTGAATTAGAGGCGCCAACCAAGAAAGCTCGTGAGGCACTGAGAACACTTAAAATCGACCCTGAGCAGATCAGTGGCATGAGGAAGTTCGCTGACGTTATTGACGTGTTCACGAAGGCAGGACTGACGGCAGGACAGGCGATGAGTATCTTCCAGGTGAGAGCAGGCCGGTTACTCCTTGGGGCTACCGTCGTAGGAGGACAGGCGTTCCGGGACATGGAAGAGAAGATTGATAAATCGAGACAACTTACTGAAGGCTTCTCAGTTGCGATGGAAAGCACGAAGAACCAATGGCTGAAGTTCTGGAATATAGTCCAGCGTATTGCAATAGATCTCGGAAATGTTTTTCTGCCAGTGTTACAGAAAATCGTTCAGGTCCTCGGTATTTTAACTGACATCATATCCCACACAACTCACTTCTTCACATCGGGGGCGACACAAGTTTTTGCCTACGCCTTAATGATCTGGGGCCTCGTGAAAGCGTATAAGGCATTGAATGTGCAAATGGTCGCTACTCAATCATTCATAAGCGTTAATGCTTTCAGGAACATGGCAAAGGGAACGATAGGCGCAACAGAGATGATGACCATTCCTTTAGCTGGGGCAATGACCAAAAGCATAGCCAAATACGCGAGTGGGTTTTTGAAGATATTTAAGAGCCCTACTTTGTGGGGAATCGCAGCTACCGTATTGGCGACCAATGTTATCGACCGGATGCTTGGAGACAACAAAACTATCAACGAGAAAGGGAAGGCTATCGACGGTCTTTCCGATTCAACCAAGAAGCTCTCTGCGAATTTCGGAAGCATAGATGTGAATGAATTCCAGCAGGGGTTACTTGAGAGCGTGGAGAGGGTAAAGTCCGAGCTTGGGGACATTGATAAATACTACCTGCCATCTATTAATAAGCAATATCAAGAGGCCCCTGAAGCAGTCATGGCCCAGCTTGTTGCGTTACGTAATGCTGAAGAACAGATGAGAAACCTTGAGCAGAAAGCCCAAGACATGAAAGATCTCATGGCAGATACATCTACAGTCAGAGGATTCTGGTCAGTGTTCTCACAGCTTGGCAAGACAGCTATAGATGAGATCATAAGTAAGTGGGACAAATTCAAGAAGGGCCTCGCAGAATTTATAACGGAACATGCTCCTAAGACCAAACCCGTATCACCCGATGCTGCTCCCGAGGGTATGTATGCTTTCGGGCAATTTTTAGAGCAGTACGCTCCAGATAAGAAAATTAAGACCGATGCTGCGGTCGTTGCTGAACAGATCGAAAAACAGATTGAAGCCCAAAGGGAGTCCATCTTAAATATAAGAAAGATTATTAAAGAGTCCCTCGGGTTCACCGCGAAAGGTATGGGAGATCTCTTCAATAGTGCCCTGAAACTCCCCATTGACCAACAGGAGGGAGCGGCATACGAGATAGTCGCCAAAGAGTCTGAACGGTATTTTATGGCTCAGTACACGAAGCTCAGGGAAGCGTCAGAGAAGGCCAATGAGCAACGCAAAAAAGACGGACAGACGCCTTGGTCCGCAGGCGAGATAGATAAGATGTCCGCTGATGCCGCGATGGGGACCACGTACAACTATCTTGAGCAGCTTACAAATACTTTCAAGGCGAAGCAGAAAGAATGGTTGGAGATTCCCATAAAGAACCATAGGGCACTGGTAGGGAACATGCAGAAGGAGCAGGCGAAAGAACTTGAATCATACACACATCTTCAAGACATGAAGAAACTTAAAGAAGACCATTTAACGGAATCACACAAGGCCAACCTCCAGAATAGACGTGAACTGCTTGAGCAATATTACAGCCACGACATTGTTTCCGTGGAAGATTATTACCAGCGGAAACAGGAGATGATGAAGGAATCCACAAAACTTGAAGTAGATGCTCTCGAATCTGGGGTTGAAGATAGAACATTACGTAATTTAAAGGCGTTGGCTCAAGCGCAAGATGTGTACAATTTAGCCGAAAAACACCCAGCGTTAGGGAAAGATAAGGGAAGCGCTGAATATCTCAGAGCAGATGCCGACAGGTATGAGGCGTCCCGGAAGATCGAAGCACTCAATAACAAAATCATCGAGGATTATGCTCAGACCAGGAATAAGCAGGAAGAGTTAAATGAGGCACTGAAATACCAACTGGAGTTAATGATAGCCCAGGCAGCAATAGCCCAGGCAACCAAGCCCTATGAGACCGAGAAGAAGCGCCTCGACATTATAAAGGAAATCCAGAAGGTCAACATCGACGCCAACGAGCTCGCGGGGAACTGGAACGAGGTACAGAAGTTGAAGATCGAGATGCTGGAGACAGAGAAGGAACTGTCTTTAAATAATATAGACACTCAAATCGCCACAGTAGATGCCCTGATTAAAATTGCTGGTGGAGCGAATGAGCAACTGGAAAGACAATACGATCTTCTCCTGCAACTCAGGGGCGTCACCGAATCGCTGGCGAACGCAAAGATCATTGACGAGGAGAAGATGTCAACCCTGGGGGGGCAGTTCAAGAAGTCCTTCGAGGATGCGATCAAGGATATTAATAAACAGTTTCAGACAATGGCGTATGACTTCGGTAAGACGTTCACTGATTCCATGAAGGGCGCTACATCCGACCTTTTCAATGAGGCGTTAAAGGGATTCCCTGAGAACGCGAAGATCAAGAAACAGATATCCGACATCAATACTGAAAAGGGCGGAGTAGAGTCGGAGATGGGGGATGTCCAGAAACAGATCGAGTATCTCAATAAACAGAGAGAACTCCTGGACAACCAGTTCAAGCAGGGGCACATGACCGACGAGACTTACTACCGGCGCCTCGGTGAATTAAACCAGCAATTGAACGAGATGAACCAGAAATGGAGAGACGGCCAATCCGAGATACGGAAGTTCAATGACGAGATCCAGAAGTCGAAAGAGGGTCTTACGAACTGGCTCAGTTTCTTCAACCAGGTCTTCGATGCGATCAAGAAGCAGATTGCGGACATACTGGCGGGGCAGATGATGAAGTTGCTCTGGATGCTGGCATTGAGGATAGGAGGAGCGTTTGTAGGTGGAGCTACTGAGGCCGGTGCATCTACAGCACCAGCGGGAATGGGAACTGCACATTCAGGCGGTTACATTCTACATGAGGGCGGCTACGTTCCCCGGTATCACTCAGGCAGCGGAAAGCTCGGCAGTCTTGCTTTCGATGAGGTTCCTGCGATACTCCAGACCCGCGAGAGGGTCTTATCGAGAGATCAGAATGTGATGTTTGAGGAACTGGCTGCAATCCTGAGCGACCTCAAGAGGGGTAGCCGTTATTCCCAGGGTGGCTCATCATCGAGCAATCAACCCATAGTGGTTAACAATTACAGCACGAATGTTCACGCCATTGACTCAAAAAGTTTTAAGGAAGTGTTGAAGAAGAACCCTGCCGGCGTCATAGAGATAATGCATGAGAGCGGGCGCAGCAATGGATCATTCAGAGACTTAGTAAGGTCACAATAATATAAATTTCAGGAGGAGGATTTACATGAAGAAATATTTTGCCGTACTCATGATTATCGCAATGGTGCTCGTCGGGTACAGCCCAGCTTACGCTATCCCGAAGTTCTTTGCAGCTACTTCAACCACTGGCACTGCGGCTGGAGCACTGGCGCTTGTTTCGTAT